AATATAAAGACCTTGTATTCTAAGGTAGGCACGATGATCTATAACAAGGAATCTCGTGACTGTATTGTAAGAATAGGTGAATAGATTTTTCTTCATAATATAAACACATCGGCTCTCTTGTTCGTGAGGATAGGAGAGTTTTTTTATTTTTTTTAATCCTTCACTTATGACATATTTGATCTTTTATTGCGTGGGAATAATCTAGCTTTGCCGAAAACTAGGATCATGATAACTTTAAATGATGTAAATAACGAACTCCATGTCCGGTTATATATACTGGAGGTGCTTAAGGATTATATAAGAGATGATGATTTCGATGGCCTTGTAGATAAGGCGTTGGATTTTGTCATGGAAGGCGTTTCTATGCCTAAGGCTCCGACCAAGGATACCACCATGAGTGACATATCAAAGAGCGTTTTGGCCTTGGTAGCGGGTGCTGGATTAGATGAGAGGTTAAGCAAAAGCTCTTTAGAGTTAGCTTATGACAGATGTAAGATGAGGTACGTATTCGATCCTCGAAATCGGGATATACACGGTGTAGTCGTAGGTTATTCCAATGACTTTAATAGTCTGGTAGCTGTGTGTGATGAGGGATCGAAGAAAGGAGTGGATAAAGGATCTACTGATTTTGTGGATGTCAATGAGAGATACGTGACTAACGGTTTCTTTTACATATCTGTAGAGGATGCCGATAAGCAATCGAACTACATGGGTAAAAATTTGTAATTGTTGTGTTTTTGTACTTTACACGAGCGTTTAAAAGTATTTAGTTCTCCTCCTGACTTGTGAAAGTCTGGAGGATTTTTTATTTTTGTACGATTTGAATGTTTTGCATAATACGTACTGTTTATTAGAATCCGCCACATAAGTGATTATCTGGTGGATTTATTATATTTGCGAAAAAGATAATGTCGTGCAAAATAACTCTAACATAGCGGTTCCCGACTCCGGGATGAACAGGGATAAGCATCCACAGGATCTATCCCCGTCTGAATATAGTTTCGCCTTGAACGCTACCATAGAGGGTGACGATGGAAGCCAGCTTAAGATCCAGAACGAGCCTAGTACCCTTTTATGTAAGCGATTTGATGGCTATAAGGTTATTGGGTATAAGAATGACATAGCTGGTGATAACACTTATTTCTTTCTATCCAATCCGGATGATAATACGTCTAAGATCACGTTCATGCGGTCATTGGATTATATCAAGACCGTTGAGGATCAATTGGCTGGATCGGGAAAGGACATCCATCGTATCCTTGGCGAGAGGCTTGAGGAGTCGGATGGTCGTTTTGATGAGATATGTGATTTGATGGAGGTCCTGATAGAGGACTGGGTTGATGACCCTTGTCTTAATTTCTCCATTCATCATCCGATCTTCGATATAGAGATCAAGGACGAGAAATGCGGGAAGGTGATATACTGGACCGATGGATATAATCCCCAGCGATATGTTATGGTCGATAAGGCTCTTAATCCGGATGATGATGGTGACTTTTGGTATCATTATCATGGGTATAAGACATGTGGGGATGACAAACCAATAGAGAGGTGTAGGCTGGCCTGCGAGAAGCTGCTGGTGTTCCCGTTGCTGACGGCCCCGTGCGTGGAGCCTGAGGTCGTGGAGTTCGGGGGAAGCCTGCGTGCCGGGACCTACCAGTTCTGCGTGGCGTTGTGCGATGAGTTCGGGATAGAGAAGACCGGATATTGCTCATTGACCAACCCAATCATGTTATTCGATCGCCAAGATATGGTTATCCGCGATGGTTTATGGGGTAAGTCAACCAACATGGGTATCCGCCTTACCGTGTCTAATATAGATAAGCAGGTATCTCATTATAAGATAGGTGTTATACAGAATACGGTTGGGTTTAATGGTGAGCAAAGCCCGGTTCTTGAGTATTTCATAGAAGGTATACATCCGATAACGGAAAGGACCATCTATTACCTTACGGATCAGTATAGCGAGCGTACGACCATGGAGAAGTTATCCAAGGAAATACCGGTATATAAGACAGCCAGAGGCATGACGTCTGTCGGGAATCGTCTTCTTCAATACGGATTGACCGTGGAGAATGAATGGAATCTTCAACCGGTCGTTAATTTCTTGGGTCATTTCGTTAAATGGCAGACATCGATAGCCACGGAGAATCTATATAAAGACGGTGTGGCTTGCTCTAAATACGCCTCTTTCATGCGTGACGAGGTATATCCGTTGGGTATAAGGTTCTTTACCAATACAGGATACAGGACAGCTAGATTCCCGCTTATCCCTCGTCCGGCCACAAGGGAGGAGATGGAGGTTATCGTTGATGAGGACGGTAACTCTGACGACCTGTCGGCTGCGTCGGTACTGGAGAACAACCCGCAGTGCGCGGGGAACAGCCGCCGTCATCTTTGGCAGTTTAAGAATACGGCAAAGATCATAAACGACCCGTCTTGGGGATTTGATGATTTTGGAGGAGAATGCAAGAATCAGCTAGATGTCAAGCAACTCAGATATGTAGAGCAGGAATATGCCACGGTAGGAGAGACCCAATTCGTTATCAACACGATGGGGGAAGATGTTACGGTAGATGATGCTATTGATTATATCGCTGATAATATAGAGAACCTGTGTGATATCATAGAATCTAATGTAGGTATTACCGACGAGTTATGCGCTGCTATATCGTTGCCGGAGGATCAAGACGGTATAAAGGCTCCCGATTTCCCTAGTGGATGTGAGGATATCGAGAGGATAGAGACCAGGACTATATTGGATAAAAACTCTTTGGTGGATTCTAGGATTGATTTTACGTATAAGCTGGCTAGTGATTATACGGAGACCGAGCCTACCACCTTAATACAAAGTAACGCCGAGTCACAAAGGAAGTTCTCTGTATTGTGTGATTTCGATAATTATTCCAGTGGAGGTAAGAATATCATAGATCTGGTTCAGGAATGGCTGGATGGTCAGGATGAGGATAAATTCCCGTCTGATATAGACTCCTCCGCCTTGGTCTTGTGTCAGGATATGTCTAATGTCCGGCAGTTATATGATGAGGGCATATGTACTAATGGGTGTTCGGTAGGAGATCCTCACGTCAATCCTACTATTAATGATGTTCAACTTCCTACATTCCAAGGAGGTAGGTCATTGGGTAAGTGCACGTATTTGTACCAATATCCCGGATGGGAAGGAAAGAAGCATACGGAGACGATGCTTGATCAGTTAATGGATACGATGGAGGCTTATTTCCCCCAATATGAGAGTCAGTTTGGTATCGAGAACGCCATGTGTCTTTTTGGCGATGGTGATAATTCTAAGTTTAATACCGGTATAACTACTGACTGGGAAGGTCGTGTGTCTGTGCAGAATGATATTGACGCCAAGACCAATTGGTTTGGTAGAAGTAACTTGACTTATTTCAAGTTCTATCCACATGTATCCTCATACGCCAGATGGGTGGAGTTGGATTACGAGAAATACATAAGTGGTTTATCCGATCCTGATAACGGTATTATGTATATAGAGATGATGGGTAACTATAATTATCCGATCGGCGACTCGTCATCATACAATAAGGTTCGTATAACGTTTTTCTCGGACAAGGAAGGTACCGTGGCTCCTAATCCTTTGGCTAATGATGCCAAGAAAGGTGTTATAGTGAATTACGTGGATCATAAGATATTTATGATGCCAAAGTACTTGTTCTGGAATGATGACAAGACTACTTTCCATAAGATATATGTTTGCATCGAGCCTGCGGTATGCGTGTTCTTCACCGGTTTCGCCATGAGGCAGGACATGAAGGAACTTGCCGGATTTTATACGGCTGGCACCGCCATCTTCCCCGCCCCGTTCTGTTTTGGCATTCGGCCACTGGAGGTGAAATACGTATTCTTCTTCACGAAAGAATTGAAATTAAGGAGATTTGTTACCTATGAGGCGAAATGTATCTCATGTGGGGATAAACCCGCTGATTGCGCTCCCAGACCATATCAGTATGGTGATTTCGGATATTGGGAGTCTACCAATAAATATCCGGCTAATTTTGAGTTGTATGATTCAAGTAAGATCGGGATATCATCGGGAGGATCAAAGAGGAAGGACATAATAGATTCTTTGACGAAATACTATGGGTTTCCTAAATCAGTTGGGGGTAAGTCTTATTTCACCGGTAATGGGGATAACGCTGAGTACCCCAATACGTCAACCACATTTTGTCAGAAACCTATACGTCATTACAAGTTCCCGGATAACTCTGTCGCTCCTTTTATGGGTAATCCGTCTCAACTGACCGGTCAATATGGAGTTGACTCCTATATTTATCCTATGGGGGTGATGCTTGATGATGATATCGTTAATGAGTTTCTGGATATAGCGGTAGAGAATGGCCTTATAGATAAGGCTAGAAGGGATTCCATAATAGGATATGAGTTGTATAGGGGCGATAGGACATTGGATAAGAGCGTTATCGGTACCGGTCTGGCTTATGATATGTTTAAGTACGATGATCCCGACGGATCGGCTAACCTTTATCCTAATTACCCTTACAACGATTTGTCTGATGATATGTATATCTATAAGGATATTAATCGTGAGAATTTTATAACGCATCCGTTTAACAGGAAGGGTAATATCTGGTATTCATTCTTAAGCCCTGATATTGCCTTCAATAAGCCTGATGCTCCCACTGAGTGCCTTGTTGATGGTTATCAATTAGGTAAATCCTCTGGTATATTTAGAGAGGTAGAGGATCACCCTAAATGGACGATATTAGGGAGTAAGGCTTACAGTATGGCAACGTCATTGGCTACGGTGGAGGCTATGGCTAATTTAATATCCGCTATAGCTGAGTATACATATCAGTCGGCTTCACAGCAATATGTCGGTGGAGGCGTATTCTTTTTAGCCAACCCTGTTGGCATAGCGCTGACGGCTATCCGTCTGGCTACAGGTATCGCCAAGGCTACCTCCCAGTCTGTCGTGGATATAGGGAAGTACAGGTATCAGTGGTTAACGGCATTGATAGATAGGGGACCTAGATGGAATTATGCTTATTATTATACTTCTGTCGCTCATTATAATCTATTTTACCAAAAAACAGGGGCATCAGAGTTGCGTGGATTATCTACGGCTAAGTATATTAAAAGCGGATTGTATCCGGTAACGGATATCTCATCACAAGGGAAAGTAGTAGGCGGTAAGCCTATAGTTGTAAATAATCTCGATCGTGAGCATTCGTTGTTCATGTCATTTGGTATGGATAAGTATATGCTTGAATATCCGGAGTTGGTTTCAAGTTACGATACCAGTCGTATTCAGGATGAGTGTAATATTCGTAACGATGAGGTGGCTGGAATGACGCCTCATTTTATGACACGTGAATCTTTCGTATCCTGTCCCTATATGAGGATAAAGAAATATTCTCCGGCTCAATACGGGCAGATAGAGGATATCAGATGGGTATCGTTAGGCGGGTGCGGATTGATGGATGAGAATAAGCGTAAACCTGTTTTTGGAGGTGATGTATTTATATCAAGATTCTCGCTTAAGAGGAAGATGCCTATGTTTTATTTGACTCAGTTCGGTCAGGGGGACATGATACCATTCCCTTACTACGACTATAGGAATATCGGGTATCCACGTTATTTTGTTAATTATGATACCGGGGAGGATTATCTTAATAAGACTGATACGGATACTGGATCGCTATATTCGTTCCCTAGCCGTAAGAGTGCTTATGAGATGGCTTGCAAGACCGGGGATATGTATCTTAGTGGTCGTTTCTTTCTGTATTTTTACGGCATACCTCAGTTTCTAGTGGAGTCTGAGATTAATTGTAATTTCCGTATAGCTGGGCCTGAGCCTTATGAGGGTTTCTATCCAGAAGTAGGGGATTATATATCATGGACCCAAGAGCGTAATGTCCCTATATCAAGGGATAATGTGTTTAAGATGAGTCCTGTGTACAAGAATCGTTTTACGCTAGGCGGGAGGTCATTACCAGAGACGTATGATAGCAATTTTTGGGACTGCGCTTACCAAAGACCCAACGGTGTCATATGGAGCACCGCCGACGTGTCGGAGAACGGCATGACCGATCCTTGGCTGTCGTACAAGCCTATGGATTACCATGAGTTCAAGACCTCGTTCGGAAAGCTTATAAGCATGAAGGGAATAGAGTCGGATCAAATACTAGCTCGCTTCGAGAATCAGGTAGGACTATATAACGCCATAGACGTATTGGCGGAGAGAATATCCCCGGAGAATAGCGAGCTAGGGACAGGTGGTCTTTTCGCCTCTCGTGGTATCGAGTATAATAATACGACGTTAGGATATTCCGGGACCCAGAGCCGGGATATGATCAGTTGTGAGTTCGGGCATTTCTGGGTCGATTTAAGACGTGGTCAGGTGTTTAAGGTAGATTCTAATGGCAGGAATCTTACGGAGGTCACGCCGGGGCTTAGAAATTGGTTTAAGGAACATCTCCAGATGAAGATCATCCGTAGCCGGATATATAACGCTGATACGGATGCCGAGCTGTCTTATTATGATATCGATAATAAGTTCTTTGGTATAGGGCTGTCTATGGGGTGGGATAATCGGTTCAAGAGGGTTCTGATAACCAAGAAAGATTACATACCGGTAGGCAATCCAAGCGAGTACCAATTCCGTGGCGGCCGGTTCTACAGGAACGGGCAGGCGGTGGAGTTACAGGACGCCAGCCATTTCACGGACGTCTCGTTCACCGTTGGATATAACTGCCTGAAGGGTGAGTGGAAATCATATTTATCCTACACCCCTGATTATTATATCGAGCACCAGCATTATTTCCAGTCCGGAAAGAACTACTCAAGTGAAAGTCAGGAGATAGGTTTATGGTCTCATGGTTTGACCAACCAATCGTATCAAGTATTTTATGGTAAGCTATATCCGTTTGTTATAGAGGTTCCGGTACGTGAGCAGTACGTGAATAAGATCCTCACCAACTACCAATATCGGATGGATGCCAGGAGATATCAGGATGAGGTTAATTACCAAATTCTTAGGACTACTGGATTTAATAAGGCATGGTTTTATAATGATACCAACAACAGCGGTGAGCTTCGGATGGTTATCGCCGACAAGAACGATATGAGCCAGCGGTTAAGGTATCCTGTAACCAATGACGATAGCCGTGAGATACTGGTGACGGAGGTTGATCAGAAGATAAATATAAATGACTATTTTAACGAGGTCAAAGACGATACTAATAACCTCCCGGTATGGATCAAGGATGTTAATGACATTGACCGGAAGATCGACCCCAGGGCTGTCGATTATCATCGGAGGTGGCGTGATCGTCTTCGTGGCGATTGGTTCTTGGCTAGGTTCGTGAATGACATTGAGAGCCGGTTCAAGATGATAGTGCGTTGGTTTAGTAACGATGAGAAAATTTATTAGTTATTAACATATAGGGGAGAATATTTATTCTTCCCTTTAATACTTTAAGATAGTATGGAAGATTTTGCTGGTAAATACAATGGCGAGCAGATAGATCAGAAGCTCGACAAGGTCAAGAACATGGTTGGCGCCACGGCGTCTGAGGCTGGGGAAGCGGGACTGGCCCCGGCCCCGGCGAAGGGGGATGATGGTAAATTCCTTTGTGGGGATGGCACATATAAATCTCCTTGTGAGATAGAGTGCGTAAAAGGTATGATTGAGGATGTGGATGAGCTAAAGATGTTAAATTCGCATGATTATTATGTCGCTGGATGGGTAGATGGTGATCTCGCTCCTAACGCTGTTGAGTTCCATGGGGACAGGGAATTTGCCAATAAATGGAATGTATATCTATTGGATACGACGGATAACGCCGGGGAAACCACTACTCCTGTCGGGAAGTTGATGAGGGGTAATTTGTTGAGGTTCGAAAACGGTGATTATGCTCCTACGGTTGGTATTACGGAGGATATGAGATCCCAATGTGATGTCGATTTGTACACCGACATCTCCGCTTCTTCTTTGGCTTACGCCGCCGGGTCGTATGATGCCGTTGCTGAATGGTCGATAGATAAGCAACTGATACAGTCCGGTTCGTCACCAAGGGCTTTATACACCGCCTCCGGACAGGCGGTCTCCCACAAGCTTCGGCCATGGGAGACGACCGAGACTAAGTATTCCATTGGCGTTGGCCGGGACGAGACGATATATGTCCTTGATAATATTGTCGGTGACTCAGGGAAGGTGTGGGTTGGATTATTCTCCAAGCCTGTCGTATGGGATGGCATAGACGTGTCCAAATATCCTCTTCGTCCAACAGCGTACACCCCATGTCCGGTTGTTACGATAAACAATAAGGCTAGATGCTTTTTCTACGCCTACGAGGCCGGTGACGCCAATTGTAGGAGCCACTCCGGCGTGAACAACACGTGCCAGATGTTCGTGAACGGTCGTACGTATCCGAGGACGGTCGACATGAACCAGGTGAACGACATGATATGGAGCAGGGCGAACAACGCCGACCCGGACGCCCCGTATCCTTTCGCCGAGGGAGGATTCCATGCTCTTAACGCTTATATAATTTCCCAAGAAATATATTATGGGAGAAAGGATATACATAATGTTAATATGTTTGGATCTGGCATATCGTCCAATGATCCATGTGATTCTGAGAGCGCATGGAAATCAAACGGAGGAGTAAGGTATAAGTTGTCATCATCGTCTACATGGAAGTATTTAAGATGGGCTGATTCGGGAGATATAAAGGAAGCCGATAGCTACAATTATCTGTTCATGTCTCATATAGTCAATATGGAGTATCAAAAAGAGCAGTGCATGGAAAGCCAGATGGTAGCCTCGTACGCCAATGAGATAAGTGCCGTGGAAGGTTCTGATTTTGATTTTTATGGATCATCTTATTCGTATGTTAATGTACAAGGGACTAACGGCCTTGATGGGATGAACGTAAAAGTCATGAAGGTGATGAGAGATACGTTTAACGCCAAAAACTCGTCAAGTCAATCAGTGTCTTGGGATTTGGAAGCTATGTTAAGGATGTCCCTTTTCGGAGGAATGTCGTTATCTGGGGATATATTTGTATATTCTGGTGGTGGATATGAGCAGGTAGGGGAACTTAAGAACAACCCTAATGCTAATAGGGGCGGCAACCCTTTTAAATTGTATATGGAATGTGATCAAACAAAATGGTTGAAGGTAACGGATGTTAGTAAAGCTAATCATGGGGTGTTTGATTTCGAGTCCGTTTATCCGTTTATGGGTGATTTTGATAATAAATTAAATGGGTATGTAAAGAAGCGTGCTCCTTATACAGGATGGAAGGTTGAAAATGGAGGAAATATAATAACTGGGCAATGTTGTTATGGATGGAGCGACTGCTATTGGGGTAGCACTATCGGTACTCGTACTAGGGTGGCCGCTCGTTTTCGCGGTGCTGCTAGCAACAGTTATTGTTCGGCTCGTTCCCTCAACGCTGCCCACGCTGTTTCTAATGCGTATCGTCATATTGCGGGGTCTGCCCAAGCTTTGTTGAAAGTGGGTGCAGCGACGCCGCAGGCGTAATGAAGGGACTGCAAGTCCTTACTTTATCATAAAAATCCTATCGTTTCTAGACAAATCTGACATAGGGATCAGGGATTCTGAAATTAGAGAGATAGGTTGAAATAACGGATAAGAGGGCGGCCGCTCGTTTTCGCGGTAATGCTAACAACAGTAATTGTTCGGCTCGTTACCTCAACGCTAACAACGCTGTTTCTAATGCGAATCGTAATAATGCGGGGTCTGCCAAAGTAACGGTATTTTATGTTTTTAGATTTAATCCCTCTTGTTCGTGGCCGGGAGTGCCGAAAATTATAAGACATACGTATATGCGTTCAATATCTCGTGAGATTATGAACAAAGAGATACGATGGTGGTCATACAAGCGATCACGTTTATTGCCAAGCTTGGCATTAAAAAATAATGGAGGTGAGCAATGAAAAGAGTTTCTGGTATTTTTGATTCTATCAATATTGATATGATCAAGGAGGCTGTCGCTAGGGCTTCGGATAGACATGGATGGAAGACGGAGGTTGTTCGTTTTAATGAGGATCTTGATGCTAATTGTAATATGATTTACAATAATTTATTGGATAGCGGTTATCTTTCTCTTGTCAGGTACAAGAAACTTGAGAAGATCAATGGGAATGGGAAGGTAAGGAAGATAGATAGTCCTACTTTCGTCACCCGCATATATCAACATCTTTTCTTGTTGCTCATAGAACCTGTTTATTATTCTAAGGATAATAAGACAGGTCTTAATTGTAAGCCGGGTTGTGGCATAACATCCAATACGAGGAGAAAGTCCGTGGTTCGTTTATTAAAAGGCTTGTTTTATGATAGGCTTGATTTGGAGTGGGCGCTTATCATTGGTCAAAGGAAGTGTTATGATCATATAACTGTCAATATTTTCCGTAGGGCTATGAGAAGGATTGTTGATGATCGTAAGCTGATTGATTTTGCTGTTAATGTTTGTTTTGTCAATGGTAAGCTTCCCATAGGTACGCCTACAAGCCCGATGGTTCATCATATAGTTATGCTTGGATTTGATTATTACGCTAAATCCATATCCCCTTTTGTTATTAGATACGCCGATGATGTTATTATGGCTTTCCATACCAAAGAGGAGGCTAACACCTCTAAATGGAGGGTTAAAAATTATTGGTGGTATAATTTAGGGATTAGGGCCAAGAGTAATACGACAAGGATATCCAGCCTTTATGACAGTATAGATTTTTGTGGATATGTATTTCATCGTAACGGGATGGATATAAATGATCATAATAAGGGATATGTGTCTGTTCGGGAGAGAACTGTTAATAGGGCTAAGATATGTGGTAGTGATGATAAATGGGCATCTTATTTTGGTATATTTAAACATGCTGATTCGTTTAATTTGGCTTTAAGAATAGAAAAAGATATGAAATTGAAGGATTTAACATCCAAGATCAAGATAGACAGGTCTATGGATGCCAGAAATATAGATATAAAAGGGTTGATCGACAAGAAGTTTTCTGTACTTGATTATGATATAAGGAGAGACAACAAGGGGAATCCTAATTGGATAAAATGCCTTATTGGCATAGACGAGGTAGTTGATGGTGTTTTAACTGGCAAGATCGAGGCAAGGGAGTTTCATGGCAATTATCAAGGAATCATTAATTTTGTCTTAGCGTGTGAGGTTAAATATGGCAAGAGCGCTATTTTGCCTATAGAGGATGTTGAGATAGAAAACCAATGCGGTTATATATTTAAGGATAGTACGAACCAATTAAAATACATTTAATATGATTAATTTAAATTATATTGAGATTCCTTCTTCTGTTGACAATGATGACAATAAGGGGAAAACGAGATGGGTGGATGGTAGATGCGTGTCATTGGATATAGGAGGATCGGTGTTACTGTATCTTGGTCATAAGACGTATGTCAATGATAGTTATGTAGGTGGTGATGGGAATGTCATTAGCAAGACTATTACGGAGGCTTTCCCCGTCAAGTTGGATAAGCCGGTGAGCCGAGATAAGGCTATAATTGCCGCTGAGGTGGCGGCGTACGGATTAGCCTCCGCTTATGACGTGGCCTCGCTGGACGCCTCTTTGGCGAGGAAATTCAGGGATAACCCTGAGGATAAGGAGGTGCGGGATCATGATATGTTTATATCATGGGTAAAGATAGAGCTTGATAAGATCGGTTTAAAGGGTGATTCTTATAAAGATCAGATGTTACCCGTTAGCAAGCTATGTAGATTCGTTAAGTCTATAATAAATAAGGTGGAGTTGTCTCCTTCCGAGGCGTTATCCATGAAAGAGTATTATCCTGAATGGAAGGCTGGAATCAATGTTCAGGCTGGTCAATATTATAGGTATGATGGCAAGTTATATGAATGTGACCAGCAGCATACCACGCAAGACAATTGGAAGCCGGGTAATCAAACCGCTTTATGGCATGAGGTTGTGGATGGTAGTGCTAGGACTATGGATGATCCTATATTATATAACAATACGCATGACCCTGGGTTTGAGGGAATGATTCTGGAGATCGGTAAATATTATTCCCAAGATAATATCTTGTACGAGTGTATAAGGGATAGTGTTGTTCCTTTGATTCATGATTTAAAGGATTTGGTTGATCTGTATGTAAAATTAGCATGAGTGATTATATATAGCTTTACGCCAGTTTTATATAGTCGCGATTAACGAACGATACCGGAGGTACACCGGGAATTAAAGTACGTGGAGAGACCTCTTTAGAAACCATCTCGTGAAGATAGTTTCACTAATGTCCCGATGAAGCGTGAAAATATGCTTTGGGTGTAGAAAAGTATATAAGTACCTTAGCATGAAAGAAAAATCGGGAAAGAAGAGCGATGGTAAATCCGGTAAATGCCCGAAGTCTGGATGTGTCAAGAAAGTAGGGAATGATTGGCGGGTGGTTAGCAACAAAACCGGAAAGTTATGGTCGGCTAAGTACAGGTCGAGGGATTCGGCTAAGAAAGCTCTAGCGGCTTATCACATGCATTGAAAAGCGTAGGCGGGTAGGTGATTAAGATCATGTACCCGCCTATTGTTTTATCCTGCATCCGATTATGTATATCTTTGTAGAAAACGTGATTTATGGCTAAGAAAGACAAGAAAGAGGAAATCCCTTCATGGATAAAGGATTTGTATAAGGAGGATCTTGATCGTGTCGTAAGAGGCGAGCGTCCTATGTATTTCAGGGGTATGGATGATAGTCCTTTAAGGAACGTATCCCCGGAGTTTGATATCCTTAGCGGAGGAGCTGCTGTTAAGGGTATGAATGGGATAAGAGGTGCGTTGTCTCCGTTGAATAATGGCATGGGTAATTATAATTTCAGCATTAGGGGTATAAATAAGAAGATAGGCGAGCTGGTTGATGAGGCGGGATTATATCTACCTGAGAAATTAAGACCTGTATATCGGACTGTGGTGGATGCTATGTCGAGTTCCAAGGATAAGGGGTTGGGTCATATCACGCAGCCGTTGGCCAACGCCCTGTACCCAGCGGACGAGCGGCGGAACCGGCGTCTGGACGGGGAGCATCCCGTTGGTTATGTGGATGCCATAGACGGCATATGGCCTAGGGAGAAATATGGGTTATGGGGAGAGAAAATTGAGCGGAAAGCCGAAGGAGGTCCTGCTGGTAATGATCCTGTGTATGTAAGACAAGATGTATCTGATAGAGCTTCGTATTTAAAAGACATCATAGGTAACGCCATAAGAAGGAGGTTGTATGAGAATGTAACGCCTGATGTGGTAGCCTCAAATGCCAGTCTTCCTGATAAGGTTAAGGAATTTATATACGGAAGAAATGGCAAAGCTAATGTTGATGAATATAGCGAACAGCTATGGGGTAGATTCTTATCCCAGCCTAATAGCCTTGATGGAAATAGCAAGGAGATAAGGATTCCTGATAATGTCATTATTGATATTGAGAAGATGTTCAATCGTGACACTAAGGATGAGATAAAGAGGTTAGATAAGAAAATACATGATACGGAGCAAGAAATATATGGCTCTGATAAGCCGGCTACAGATGATGCTTATGGTAGGCTGAAGCTTTTGAAAAAGTCTAGAGAATGGGTAGATGTTTTTGAGAAGAATCGTAATTCGGTAAGATCTGGAAAGCCTACGGTTTTTTCTGAATACGATTTTTATCCAGAAGCTGCTGGTGATCTTACCCCATTGTCAGGATTTGGTAATTTTACAATTTATAGGCGTCCGGATGGAAGGTTAGGTGTCTATGACGTATACGATTTTCATGGTGACGATCAGGAATTTCCTGTAAACGTAGCCACAAAGGTACTAGACGCTATAGGCGATAAGTTTGAGGAGAGAGGGTCGTTTGAGGATCATAATCCTCTTCTGGAAAGCGGGAAGGATGCTCTTATCCGTAACGCTATTATGTCTAAGAATAAGTTGGAGGATAAGGAGGATGGAGGTCCGGTAAATACAGAACGAGATTATGGTGCCGGTAAATACGTTATTGATCCTAGTAGATCAGAGGATAGTAAGATGGTTGTGTATGATGAGATATGGGACTATCTGACAGAAAAGAAAGGGATACCACAAATTCAAGCTATCGGCATCCTATCGAACATCGCCGCCGAGTCCGGAGGGGACACCGAAGCCCTAGGAGCCGCCGGTGATTTTGGCATCCAACAATGGCTTGGACCGAGGAAGAAGGAGCTACAGCGCAGGTATGGGAAGAAACCGACATTGACACAGCAGTTGGATTATCTCGTGGATGAGTATCAAGGCAAGGTCCCGGGGTTAGGTTGGAATTACATCAATCAAGGAAAGTTTTTTGACAAGGACGCTCAGGGGAATGAGTATAACTATTATATGTATTCTAAATCCGATTTCGATAACGCCGTCAACTACAAGGACGCTACCGTGGCATGGAATCAAGGATACGGTAGGCCTCTTGGATCGACCTTGAGAAATGAGAAGAGATTTGAGTTCGCTGATATGTTCGCTAATAGGTATGGTGTCCCGGAGAACGAGCCAATGAGATACGAATTCGGACAGCGGGATTCGGGCACGGGGGACGGAGGTCATCAGCCCGTGCCTGAGACGGTAGCCCCCGCCGGCCCTTCTTTGGCTTCCCATCCTGCCGTGGATAGCTGGTGGGAGAAGGAAGGTCAAGACCTGTTATATAAGATGCTAGCTCAATCAGGCGCCAACAAGAAAGCTATAGAGGACATCGCTAATAATATCAAGAATGATCCTCAGTCAGAGGCGCAGATAGCGGAGGCCGAGCGTATGCGTAAGGAACAGGCGAAAAGGCAGTTGGTGCTTAACATGATACCGGGGTTGATGCTGAATATAAAGGGTATGAGCAGAACCCAGAATTAATGCTATATTTGTGAAGTAATTAAACGTTTTAGATATGAAAAGATTGTTGTTTTTATTTGCTATGTTATTGACGCCATTCGCTTTGATGGCACAAGAGGTAATCCCATCAGAAGGGCCTATTACTATTGATCTGACTACCTTTACAGGCATCATGGCTTTCGTCACGATGTCAGCCACTCAGCTAGCTAAGGTGGTGCCGTATATTGACACCCATAAGTGGGCTAAGATCCTGTCGGCTGTAGTTATCGGCATGTTGGTATGTATCTTGGCTTGGTTTCTTCAGGTATCCCCGTTGTTAGTAGGGAGTGAATGGTGGGAAGCTCTGTTGTATGGGGTGGCTGTCGGGCTTAGCGCTGCTGGCTTCTATGACCTAGTGAAAGCAATAGGTTCGTTATTTGTGAAAAGGATTTAGCATCTTGTAATTATTTGAGATATGTAAAATTTCAAGATTTTATTATCTATAATATAAGCTATTATATTTTGTAATAATATTAGTATTGCTTATATTTGTGCGCCTACCTACTCATCACGAGCGGATAGGCGCATTTATTAATTTAAAACTTTTGGTAAAGGTGTGAAAAGTAATTTGATTTTATCATCAGAGAGTAGGGAATTATTAGGTAGGAACATTTCTGTTATGTCCAAGGACGGGTTTGTATGCATAACGGAAGTTATGGAAGCCTTGAATGAAAAGCGTAAATCTATGGGGTTGGAGTCTAGAAGGCTTGATCATTTGTTTGCCACTAATGGATTTCAGGAGAAAATGAAATCTCTAGTTAAAGAGCTAAGTGTTAACAATATATGTACAGTAATGAAAAGTACTGTACAAAAAGAGGTATTGAAAATAGGTAAGATGACGGATCTTAAAAAATACGGTATGGCTTATCGCAAGGGAAAAGGAGAGGGGCAAAAATGGTATATTAATCCATATTTCTTTGTCATGATAGCCTTGGAGTTGGATCCGGAGATATACGCCAAGGTGATAATATGGTTGCATGATGGATTCATAGAGGACAGGAATGCCGCTGGCGAGGCTTATATCAAGATGAGTTCGGCTGTCGCCAGGTTGGTTAGTGACAAGGGTCAGTTGTCTGATAAGATATCAAGGGTAGCTAAGGCTATTAATTTTATTGTCTTTAACAAGCATGAGAGTGGGATAAGGAATACGGCTACAAAGAATCAGTTAAACGACATAGTAGCTGTAGAGAATGTTATCACCGGGGTTATAGATGGTGGTTTTGTAGATACTTATGATAAACTTATAGATTATCTTGGTCATGAGTGGAAAAAGAAGTGGGGCAATCCTATAACGTGTTTAAAAGATTGATATTAAAAAGACTCATCGTTGCTAAATGATGAGTCTCTATTTTTTTTAAATTATCTTTGTATCAGAACGAAAAATGATTTGGCATGAGCAAGTATGTAATCAAGAGGAAGATACCTAAATATCAAAAGGCCGGGGAAGTTGATCCTGTCATGCCCGGTAATGTTGTTGGTCTTCAGGGTATTGGAGTGGAGCCTTTGGTTTCGTCTACCCAGATAGGATTTGATATTCAGCAGCCTGATATTAATACCATTGATACAAGTGATTTGAGCGCTTTGGTTGACAGTAATAAGAAGGTTGATAAGTCTGGTAGTACGGATGTTTTTGATTTTACCACCATACCTTATTATGGCGCCGATGATATAGGATCTAGGTTTACCCAGATGGGGCGTGGTATAGGGCGTATGAGAAGCGAGGGATACGGTGATTTATCCACCGGGGCTAAGACGGCTAATGTCGTTGGTACTGTAATGTCAGGCATCGGCGGTGTCTTAGGGTTAGCTAGGAACGTGTTCTCAGGAATGGCGTCAGAGCAAGGCACTCGTACTAATATCAGGTTAGCTCAAGAGCGAGAGGCTAGGCAGAGACGGCAATCTCAGATGCGGTATAAGGATGGAGGTGGTGTTTATCTAGGGCCTAATAATAGATTCGATAGCGGTAGCCTTACCGGTGAGTATCTATATCCGTTACCTAAGTCGATGGAAGATCAAGCCAACGTGGAGGTCGAGAAGGGCGAGTACGTGGAGCAGCCCGGAGAGGCGCCGATGGAGGCTATGGGGCAGAAGCACGCCGATGGGGGAACCCCCGTTTCCTTGGAGCAGGGAACGAAGGTTATTACCGACGACACAACCATAGAGCCGGATTTCGCTAAATACATTAGGGATACGTATGGGATTAAGGCCACGCCTAAGGACACATACGCTACGTTAATGGACAGGTATAAGGCTAAGATCGGTCTTAAATCGGCTTACGATGATCAGAAAAAGGCGCTGGAGAAGCTGAAGAAGAACGATAAGATAGATGACGAGAATACGAGGCGCTTAAACGCTTCCGTATTATCCAAGGCTATAAATGATAGTAACGATACCGTTAATGGCTTAGAGGGAAGATTTACGGACTTCGCTAACGTCATATACAAGGAGCAGGAAGACCGGAAGATGAAGAAGGATGAGGATACGTATTTCGCTAAGGGTGGTGAGATAGATAACATCATATCCAGATCTATGAAAGAATACGGTCTTACGGAGGAGGATATAGCTGAGGCTAAGAAAGAGCTGCTTAAGAAAGTGGCTGGTATTCGCCAGAAGATGGAGATAGGAGGCACGTCTTTGTTCGGTCGTAAATTAACTTTCCGCCCGATCGAGAATAGGTTCAACAATGATCCTAACTATTTCGGTTATCAACGCCAAGGAACTGATGGCTCTTATGGAGGTATTAATACGGATGAGAGGTTGAATTATTATAAGACATTCAATCCGGTCGCTTACGATGCTTATATGGGAGCTTCAGAGGGCGCTAGGGCTAGGGCATTGCAAGACGCTATCTACGGTCAGACAAGTAGCTGGATGGGCTTGGCTACGGCTGAGAACCCGATCATCGCCAACGCCGAGGCGCTTCGGGATTACACGACGCTCGTTTCCTTTGGCGGTGAGGATAGTCAAGGTAATTACCCGGAAGACAAGAAAGCCGCATATCATGATAGGATGAGAGACAATAAATTAGGTTTGTTTACCACATCTCGCCCTATGATCGGTCTAGACGTTGTTACAGAGGAACAGCATAAGGCTCTTAACGATGCTGGTATCACCCATTTTAGCCAACTATTCTCTGACAAGAACAAGGATGTCGTTAATAAGATACTTGGGGAGGATATGCTTAAGATGCAGGCATTGAGATCCATGAAAGGAATGGAAGGTCTTGATTTTATACTTGACCCTCATAAGGTGGCTCCCGGTCCTATGGATATAGGTGATGTGGAGGAACCTGATGTTAAACTGGATATGCCTGAGCTGATTGACCCCAATACACTCCCTAAGACCAATACAAATGCCGGTAAGTCGAACAGCGGCAATGGAGGCAGGAATATAGTAGGTGGTGGTCTTGACTTTCCTGAGGTGTTCAGGATGACTCCGGGAGCCGTGACAACGGAAGGTCTGGAAAGACATTACGCTCCTACCGTGGACCCGGTGTTGAGATCGGCTGATCAGTATATGGTTGAGGCTAATCGTGCTTTCCAATCACAATTGGATCAGATGGGTAATGTCCCGGATTCCCAGAGAGGGGCTTTATCATCCAATTTACAGGCTATCATGAGTTCCAATATAGGCAGATACATTAATGAGGTAGAACAAGGGAACGTGGCTCAAAGGACTTGGGCTGATAATGTAAACGCCCGGACTTGGACTGATACGTATGATAAGAATATAGCTCAACGTCAGGGTTATCAAAGTCGAATATTACAGGCTTTGGCTAATACTGACGAGAACTGGGCTAGGTATTTTGATAGCGTAAATGACGAGATCCAACAGAAGTGGAATACGGCTACGACCATGAATACATTAAGGTCTATATTCGGGGATGTAAAGATTGGTCCTAATGGACAATTAATCGCTGATCCTCAAGGAGATATATTGAGTTATAGGAGATTATATCCTGCTCAGGAAGTAACTAAAGGCAAGAAAGGATAAAGGATGGCTTCACAATATAGTATATTAAGGAATTACGGCAAGTATGTATCGCCCTACAACATGGATGTCATGATGCAGGGGATGGGGTACATGCAGCAGAAGATAGATACCAATCGGCAGGCTATAAACGAGTATGCTGATTATATTATCAATTCTGACATTATAAAACCTCAGGACAGGGAATATCTTCAGAACAGGTTAAATGGGCTGATACAGGATGTGAATAACGTGTATCGTAAATCTAATTTGGCTTCCGACGGTATAGCCAGAAGCATACAGGCTCGCCTTGGAGAAGCTCTGGATACCCGTGTGTTGAATGCTATTGCCGGTACTAGGGAGTATAGATCTTTCTCGCAGAAGATCGAGGATATGAAACTCAATAATCCAAAGCAATATAGCGCTATAAATGAGGCTGTCGCTTTGTTGCCATTTTATGAATGGGTTAATGACGGTCAGGTTGGGACAAGGATGAATCCTATTCATTATACTCCTTATACGGATTATAATGAGGAAATGAATAAGATGATGAAAGATTTCGTTAGTCTTAATAAAGGAAAGAAGTTTTCTGTTCCTGAAATAGTGGATGGTAAACCTACAGGGAGGATGAGGGATATTACTGTTGATGAGATGAGTCAATCTCAAATTAGATCAATAGCGGCTAGGTCTATATCTCAGAATGCTAAAGCTCAGATGCAGATAGAGGGACAGTATTTAGCCATGACCAATCCTAGCATGTTTAGTGGTATGACTACTGAACAGTTTGTTAATAAATATGTTTCTGGGTTTGACGCTGAAGAGAGCGTTCTTTTAGCCAAGCTCAAAGGGGCGGAGGCCAGCCCTTCCGCTAAGGCGGCTATCGAGGCTTCGTTGCAGGAGGTTCGGGAGCAGCGCCGTGCGTTAGTGGAGGAAGCTACATCCTTTATTGGCAACAACATGAATCCCGCTAGGGCAGGGGAGTTTATTGTCCGTAACGAGTTTCTTGATGGTGTATCTGCTAGATGGTCATACAATAATTCATCAGAAAGTTATAGTGCGGATGATTATTATTTTAAAGTAAGAGATCTTGATTTCAAGGAGCGGGAGTTCTCATGGAGACAAAAATCCAAGGAAATAGATCAGAATCTTAAGCTTAGGGAGATAATGACTAAAGAAGGTGGTAACAGTCCCGGCGCTTCTTCAGGTGTTATGATTGAGCTAGAAAAAGTTCAGCCTAATGTCACTCCTGAAAATATATTTGACAATCAGTATATTCAGAATGAAAACAATATATCAACAGGAGAGAAGGATTTAATATCGTCTTTAAACCCTGTTGATTTACGAGGTATAGAGAACGATATACAAAACAATCCCTCTATATATCCAGGTGGTGTTAATAGTGAGAATATTATGGCATGGATTACCAATAACGGTGGCGGGTCTAGTTCTGTGTTATCATCACCAGAAAAGGTAGGTAGGTATGAGGCCCTTATGGCGGCGAATGATAATAGGAAGAAATATAGTAAGATAATGGACGAGGAAGTTGATTATCTTACGAATGCTTTTGATGTCGCTACGAAGAATATCCTTAATGATGCTATCAAAGATCAAAACTATGTTACTGGTGGTATTGATACATATACTGATAATGGTATGGTTAACGCAAGGGATGTTGGTAAGAATGGAGCGGTTATTGGAGGAAGGGAGTATTCTCCGGAAGATGCTTTGAAAGTTTCTTCTATAGTTGGATTGATAAGCGAAAACATCAACTACACGGATAGGTCTATAGCTAATACGGAGTTGATGAGATCTTATATAAATCTGTTAAATAGATATTCGGGAGAAAATTTTACTTTGGATGATATAGATAATATAGCCAAAACTTATAGTCGTGTAGATAATCCAATAATGAATAGTGATGATGCCAATATGACTAATAGGGATAAAATGATCAAGATCATAGGTAAGAATATGTCTAGAGCTGATGGCCCTACGCTCAGAAGGGAATGGTCTTCTTCCAATGTAGGTCGTAATATAGCTAAGGCTGTTCAGGATTCTAAAACAGTCTATGAAAGAAGATATGATGAGTTTGCTCCAAGATCATGGTCATTTTCCAATTCTACCAACGCTTCTAAAGAGGATAGGCGTATGCATGCTAAATTAGAGAGTCTGCTTTTGGCGAGAGCCGGTTTCTTGAATAAAGATAAAGATAGTAGACTTAATAATTATATATTGTATGCTCGTCCTACAGATAATCCTAATACATTTGATTTGGTAGCTATGGCTGGTGGAAAGAATATCGCTACGGTTCAAGTTACTAAAGAAGAATTAGATAGTATGGGGTATAGTTTGTATGAAAGGGAAAGAAATGTGAGATCGGAAGATTATGAATCCAAGATCATTCCTGTGTCTTTTTCTGCTACAACCAATAGACCTTACCAGAAATGGGCGCAGGCTAATTCGCTTGGCGCTTTCGCTACTGTCGAGAATGCGGCGGAGGAGGCTTCTAGGATGGTTGATAAGTATGATATTCAGAGTAATGATCTAGCTACATCTGAGCTTAATAAGAGGGCTATTAGGATAATTAATACGGTTTTGAGGAATTACAAGTCGTATGATGTCAAAGCTAAGGGATTCCCAGGAGGGGTTGAAGTTGGTATTTATTTCCATGGTCAAGCAAAGACTGGGACACCGCTTAAGGTATTAGAGTATAATACTGATTATGCTGATAATATCATGAAAATCATAAATATGTGTCCTCAGATGTATCTTACTCAAGCTGTAGTTGAGGCTATTAATAAGGATGTTATTGTAAAGGGTAGGGATATTAATGAACAGCATTCTGACCTTAGCAATCTTCTTTCGGTGTTGGATAAAGAGACCATAGATAAAATAGATGGTAAAAATGAACAGCAATAATAATAATGATATGGGGAATGTGATGAGGGATCAGGGATATTATGTTCCGACTCCATCCATTCCATCCCCTATGATTTCTGGGGACAATATTTCTTCTATCCCTATTCCTGTCGGGATGAGTAGTTCATCGGATATGGATAATGATGTTTTATCCAGGGAAGGAAGTAGAAGCATACCGTCATTGGTTGAGGGTATAAAAAAATCTGTAGAGACATCTTATCATGATGACGTAAGAGCCAGAAACTCGCTTTTCCAGATGATAAATGAGGTAGGTATACCTAAGGGTAATTATGATATAACTGGGAGCAGGATCAATCTTCGTGATTCAAGATATAGGTTATCAACAGGTGAGTGGATTCCTAAATATGAGAATTATATCAATAATATAGATAATGACGATCGTCTATCGAGAAGTCAAAGTGGTTGGGAGAAAACTTATAGAGGATTAGGTAAGTTTATTTATAAGTCTGCTTTGTATGGAATAGGTGGAGTAGGTCAGTCTGTTTATGGATTAAAGGAGCTTGTTACAAAAGGGATGTTATCAGCTATGTATGATAACAGTTTTGCCAGATGGTTGGATGATATGGATAAGCGTGGTGATTATACGCTTAATCATTATTACAGTAAGGAGGAGCGAGATGCCGGATTTCTTAAAAGTATGTTTACAACCAATTTCTTGACAAATGATCTTTTGTCGGGGGCTGCATTTACGGCTGGGGCTATCTTGTCGTCTTATGCTTTCGCTGGCGCTGGTCTTATGAATGCCGCCCGTATGGGGGCTAGGATAGGAGCGACTGTCGCTGGATTAGGTAGGGCTGCTTCCGCCACGAAGAGCGGGTTTAACTCCATGCTGAGGGCCGCCCGCATAGGACGAGGCATAGGCAAGGGTTTGGACAACCTAACCTTTATTGGCACGTCAACGCTTTGGGAGGCTTCGGTAGAGTCAAGGAGTGGGTTGATGGAGTCTGAGGAAAACTTCAAGCAGGCTTACAGAAATGCCTATGGTAGAGAAGCCTCGTATGAGGAGCTTATGAGGTTCAGAAATGACAACGTCGATGCCGCCAATACTATATTTGCCGCTAATATCGGTATTCTTACATTGTCTAACATAGCTATGTTCGGTGATATGTTTGGTATGGATCTTGGCGTGGATAAGTTCATAAAACGCAATATATTTGGCGTAGGGGCTGAGAGGATGGATAACGGTATGTTAAGAGCCATAACACCAAAGAAATGGCAGAAAATAGCCGGGAATACGTTCAATATTATCAAGCGCCCAGTGTCAGAAGGTCTTTATGAGGAAGGTCTTCAGGGAGTGGCTAGTAAGTCCGCCGAGGATTGGGTAGAATCAAGATACAATCCTATGGCTATCCGGCAGAATATAGGCTATATGGAGGCTATAAAGAACGGGTTCAAGGAAACATACGGGTCTAGTCAAGGCTGGAAGGAGATCGGCATCGGTATGATTATCGGATCGGTTATGGGTGGAAAGACCTTTGGAGGTATAAAGGAATGGAGCCAAGACATGTCCCGTAACAAGGGGATGGTGGAGGCCTACAACACCAATGCCGGCGCTTTGACTACCGCCGCTGTCCGTGCTATTCGTGGCAGTATGGCTCTTAACGCTCAATTATCCGGCATAGACACATCGTACGAGAGTGATGGTAGGATTATAAACAAGGATTTTAGTGACGCCGTATTCAATCGTCTTCGTTATGATTCGGAGATGGGGATGCTGGATGATACGAAGGAGAATTTCAGGACGGTAGTCGAATCTATACCTAATAGCGATATAGCGTCCGATATGAATATGACGGATGAGCAGGCCAATGAGTATAAAGCCGATCTTGTCAACGAGTTTAATAAGAAGGTGGATAATTTCATTATGGCCAACAGATTCGCCGACTCACTTACTGAGGGTATCCCGAACAGGTCTTTTAACGCCTATATCTCCAATATGGCTTATAATGGCCTTGAGGCGAAGGATAATTTGAACGATATAGCCAATCAGTTAAGAAGGATATACAATACGGATATAGGCCCCGCTCTAGATATATATTCCCGTCTTAATCCTGATTCGAGTAGGGATCTTGAAAAACTTAGGAAGCTTACGGATGATATACAGAGGATGGAGAAGAATATTTTGAAGCTTCAACAAAGTGTTACGTCAAAGGACGCTCTTGAATCTGATAAGGCTAAGTTGGCCAAGGAGAATGATAGACTTCTTAAATTGATGGAGGATAGGATTGCTTTGGAGAGGAGATTAGCTACGTTAGTTAACTCAGAGACAGATATATCTAAGCTGTTATTAAACAGGGATGAATCAAGGATCAGCGCCGCCGATCTTATGGCAGCTTATGAGACTATAGTCGGTTTTGAGAATGCCGTATCTATCCGTGGGGTTGATAATCATAAGGAGGCTATGGCGTTGCTTAGCGAGTATCGTCATAATCTTGTGGCTTATAAGAATATAAATGAGTCTCTTCGCCGTATGCGTGACAGAAGATTCATCCGGGCGCAGGAGCGCGGGTTCATGAAGATATTATCGAACGCATGGGGGAAGACTTATGAGGAGGATGACAGCAAGTATGATTTCAGGAATACCGATGATCCTGATGCTAATTCCCTTTATGCCAATGATCAGGCCATAGATAAGGCTTATCAAGATGGTCTTATAGGAGAGGACGAGGCATTTATGTTCAAGACCTATAATCATATGATCGCCAGATCTATGGAGAATGATATCAAGGCTGATGAGGGCGGTATCGTTGAGAATGTACCTGATAATGAGGATATCATAAATCCTTCTGATGATAGAATCAATAATATAGCTATAAAGATATGGAACGGTAATGAGGATATCTTATCTCCTAGGGAGAGGCAGATATATGATAATAACAAGGATCGTATCAATGATCTTGTAAATGGGTTTGGCGATAATCCTATAGTTAGGCTTAATAAGATTAGGTCAATGATAGATAGGTTAAATACCAACGATAACGTCTTAAATAACATCAGGGATACTATTGATGATATCATAGATATGAACATTAATGGTCTTGATCAGGATCAGGTTAAGGAGGCTATACAGACTTATAATGATCTTATGAATGAGGCTGACAATGGCAATGAGATTGATCAGGATAAGCTTAATGAGGCTATTGATATTATCAATAATTATTCCGATGGGCCTCTTCTTCAATTCGTGGAATGGATGAGGTTGTATGATAATGGAAGTATAGCTGTCAAGGATTACGATAAATCCATACCTATGGGTGATGTCCTCACAGAGAGCGAACCCGGGACATCCACCGGCAGGACGGAAGTTAACGCCGCCCAGAATCCGGTGGTGTTGATGGCTCAGAAGAGAGAGATCGGTGGGGTTATGTATTATGAAGTTGGCGGAATGAGACTTGACAGGTTTATGGCGGGGTCCGGGCTTAAAAGATCTGATGCCACTGATACTGATAATGGAAGGGTGATGGATTTCACCAACGGAACCGACATATTTACTGTTATAGAGTCAGATAACCACTCAAGATGGATGATTAGCGAGGATGACGCTCAGGCTTTCGAGAACGCTACCGGTGTCATATTGGGGCGGCAGACCGCCTTATCGACCTCCAACTGGTTCATGGTGTATCGCAAGGGGCAGGATGGGTCTATTGTTCCTTATTACACGGGTGATACGTTTGGGTCTAACAACGAGTCGGTGAATCAGGAAGCAACGGCTAGCCTTCGCAAGGGTGATATGGTAAGGTTTAAGATGGATATGTCAGATCCATATACCAAGGAATTGTATGATAAATACAATAGTCTTAACGCCGTTGACCCTAATTCTGATGAGACTAAGTCGGCTTACCGAGAGCTGGTTGATAATATGGTTATTAAGATCGTGGATAGCGACGGAAATTTCGTCTCGGTGCTAAAAGCCAATGATCCAGACTCAAAAGGGAGTAACGCTGATTTAAGGAGTATGGCCTTTGAGTTGTATAGGGATAATGTGGGATCTGTCACTGGCGAGATTGATATACCGTTCGTAGGCACAGTTACCAGTGTTTTGCCGGGAAGACCTAATTTTAGCGTAAGTGATGATAATGGTACGTTGATGGTATCCGAGAATGACTTTACCAACGAGACGGTTGGTAAGGTTGAGAGCGTAGGATATATAGAGAATGGGGAGGTTACGATGAGGGATGATATTAAGTATAATATATTCCCGTTCTGTACGGCCATCGTCAGGGACAAGTATGGTGATTATAAAAATTCACGTATCCCGGTCGTAGCTATAAAGACAGGAAATGGAAGAAATTACCTGTACCCCGTAAGATTGAAAAATCAGGATATATCGTCATTTTCATCCATGATCGAATCGATGGCTGATAGGATTACGGAGGGTCTAGGCGGAGGCGTAAGGATTGATGATATAATGGATCTTAATAACGCTATAGCCAGATCCGGGTTGGATAATAAGACGCATATGATCCCGCTGGCGGGAGACGTGGATGATATCAAGAACCGGCTTGAAGCTGTCAAGGAAGCGGCTAGCAGGATGCCTATGACCGCTGACGTAAGAGGATGGATAGGTGATTCCAGAACTAAGGAGGATATTTTGATGAATGACGTTACGATCAACATAGATCTTAATAACGATCCTTTCATAGCTCCTAAGTTTAGGATGAGTATTAGGAGGGATGAGACGTTCTTCGAGGATACGGAGACCCCGTTCGTCAACCCGTCCGGTTCCCAATCGGAGTTCGCCTCGCCTACGAAGGCGGCCGAGGATAAGTCTTTGGCTTCCGAAGGTAATATAGTATCGGGAGAAAAAGAAGCCGATGATCCTTGCTAAATAAATTATCTTGATTTATCTTCGCGGTGTCAGTCCATCACCTGACGAGTAAGATATTTAAAAGTTGGTCCCTGTCGGGTGTGTGATGGCCCCGGTGGGGACTCTTTATATTATGCAGTTAGATAGTTTTTTACACCGTAAAATTATGCAAGACCTACGCATCCAGCGAGTGAAGGTCTTGATGATGTTATACACCAGTCATTATTTTGTCAATAACAGACAAAGGCAGTTGCTTGACCATACATACGCTTTAAGCAGAAGTCAGGCTTTTGATTATATGACTGAGTTCAATAAAAGGCTTAGTGATAAGGTTGGTATAGAATGTACGATGGATATTCTTCTGCCTACCGATGATGATAACGCTAATATCATAATCGAGTACAATGGCATCATTAAGAAGTTGATGAGGGAAGCCGAGAAGCTGGAACTTGACACTGACGCTATTAAGGATATGATGTGCGATCTACTTAATGAGTTGAAAGATGATGTTGATCTTAATATCTTGATATTTGACGTAACCCAGTTACTTATAAAATACAATCTATTTAGGTTGGATGCCATAACCGAGCAGGAGTTCAAGGACTCTTTCGTCAGGATGGATAGTAGGAATATGGAGATAAAGAAATTAACTTTATCTGATATTAAGAAGGTGGTGATGATGATGGAGGATAGATATAGTTATATTTCGTCTATATGATAGACAAATATAATTGATTACGTTTTTTGTAAAAATATCTCCTATTTGTTTGTTGTTTTAAAATAAGTGTCTATATTTGCGGTGTCTATCCGTTGCTAGACCAGAAGAAGATATTAATATCGCTTAGGCGTAGGCGATAAATGAGAGCTATCAGTGGAGTAACGGACGCTGGTGGCTCTCGTTGTTTTATATTATGGATGATAATTTAAAATTGTTTGAGAATCCTGATTTTGGGGATGTAAGAGTATTATTAGACGAGAAAAGCAATCCATGGTTTGTTGGTAATGACATAGCCAGATGTCTTGGTTATGAAAACTTAGGGAACGCTGTAAAAAGGTTTGTTGATGATGAGGATTCTATCATTCTTACAAGTGATTGTAAATCAATGGGGTTTAAAATAAACCCCCTTATAAATCAGGCTGTTAGGGAGATCAAATTAATCAATGAATCAGGGATGTATTCTTTGATTATGTCATCTAAGATGGAATCTGCCAAGAAATTCAAAAAATGGGTAACATCGGAGGTTCTTCCTTCTATTAGAAAAACAGGCTCCTATTCTATGCCATCAAAGAATGAACTTCCATCTGATTATATAGAGGCATTAGAGGCTTTACTTAAATCGGAAAAGGAGAAGCGTGCGTTAGCTGAGGCGAAAAAAGCGGCAGAGGAAGCCAAAAGGATATCTGATAATATCATCAAAGAACAGGTTCCTATGGTTGAGTTTGCTAAGACAGCCGAAATAGCCCAAGAGACAGATATGTTGATCAGAGAGGTTCGGGAAAAGCTGGAGGCTCATGGGTATGATATAGCGGAGAAGAATCTTCGTATATTGCTTGAGGATAATAAGTTCTTCGCCAAAACCGGTAAGAGATGGTTGCTTTCCCAAAGGATGATAGATCGTGGTTACGCTCGTTACAGGTATCGTGATGACGATGAGTTCTATGGGACTAACACCGTCTATGTGACTCCTAAGGGATTCCAGTGGATCGTGTCTAAGATATCTAGGGAATGGATGCCTAGGTTCTTGGAGTTGAAAGGTAGGGTTCTCAGTAGATCGGATAAAAATATTTTTGCTAAACAATAAGTTTCGTTTTTATAGTTTTAGGATTGAGTTTTTTGTTTGTCCGTGAGGATCGGCAAAATGATTTGTACTTTTCAATAGAAACATAAGGTTTGTTATTATTGTTATTTGGCTCCCGTCCGCTCGTGAGAGTAGGCGGGATTTTCATATCTTTGTAACAAAACGATTTAGCAATGGGAAGATCTTGTTATGTTATAAAAAATAAGGAGGGTAGGGTAGATAATGTCCTTGCCCCTAACAACCAACCATCAGGGTTATACCAAAGGGCGATGGAGGTGCTTGGCGACCAGAAGCAGGCCTTATCGGTCTGGGGTACGGCCTACTCCCCCGACTTCGTGTCTTTCTTTGGCGATTGGATGTCCATGCCATCAGAATACGGCTTAGATAGCAATGGGGAGCCTAGGTATGATGATGTCATGTCCTTTATCAAACAAAAGAATTATGCTGTGGGTAATTTCATGGCTGACGAGGTTAAGGATATCAATAATACCATTACTTCCCTGGGCGTTGATAATATCAATGATCTTAACGATATGATCGTATCTAACTTCCTTTCCGGCGGTGATATATTCATCAACAGATATAATCTTGAACGATCCGGGATGTATGATGCTGATGAGATTGATAATATCATGACTAACCGATTGGAGTATGAGCGGGTAAGGGATATGATGAGGAGGATTGTCGATTTTATGTCTGAGGGGGATCTCAATGAGAAGGATACATATTTCTTGTCCTCCGAATCAGGCCTTGGTGATGATTATATGATATATGAGGATACATATGACTCGTTAGGGAAGAGAAGAGTCTTGAATCCAATGGAGGTAAGGGATACGATCATGAGGGCGGTAGGCGGTATCAGCGACCGCCGGGAGTTCGATCAGGCTTTCGCCTCAGTCCCATACCCTTCCTTGGCGCTCCGGTATCAGGAGGATCAGGATTACGCCGATCGGATGTATGACACATATCGTAATATGACCCGTATGGAGGTCAGGGATCAGGATGGGAATACGATTACCGACTCATATTCCAATAGCACCATACCGTATATCAGTATGCCTAAGGACATGAAAGGTCTAAGGGATAAGGTTGGGGAAATGATCAATATGGACGATTTTAAGGACATCAAGGATGTTGCCGGACGTCTATATGACATAGCCATGGATCTTTCCGATATGGGCGTTGATATAAGCGAGGCGATTAGCGATGAGATGGTTATATCTAGGCCGGAGGATATCCGTGACCTTATGGCATCGTTGGATGTCATGTTATCTTCTATACAGAATGGTGATCCGGTATATGATGACTTTATTTCCGATCTTGATAGGATAACAGGGAAAGGGAATCCGATATATGAGGTTCAGGATACTTACTTTACCGGGGATAGGATGGTGTATGTAAGGTCCGGGAATACATCCCCTTCCGATATGTATGATAGGAGCATGTTGTATATGGGTAGGAATATGTACCATAACACGGCCCCGATAACCGACACCGATCAGGCCTATGAGGTGCTGGCTGATATCGGGATAGCCCAGCCCTCGTACTTACCGACAGGCGTGGTTCCCCAAGGGGCTTCTCGATCTGATATTGGCGTGGTCAAGGATAATATCAAGAAGTTGGTTATGGATAACATCTCATCCTCCAATACTGAGAACATGATCCTTACCAGATTGATATACCAGCATCCCGTAACCCCTAAGATGGATGATGTCGATATTGATCGGGAGTTCAGGAGATACGAGGCTAGGCAGGGAAAGGATCGGGATTTTATCAAATCCTGTACATCGTTGAGGAAGATCCAGATCAAGGAAAGGTTAAAAAAATCGGATTTATATAATAATGTCTTACGTTTCCTTGATTTTAATGGATTTTATAATGTATCTTTGAACCACCATGACAGAGGTACGTTAAAAAACATAGAGATGTCGCTGCCGGAAGGTCAGGTAAGGGATCTTCTGTTTGACGTGGCTATCGAGTCCAGCGACAGCAGCATGAGGGATCTTTTCTATCTGGATAGACAGGATAGGATGATGGATGTCGGTTTTTATCGATATCTATACCAAAGGAATCCGGGCCTGCTCCGGGAGGTCAACGGCGGTGTCGAGGCGAGACCGGACGGCTTGTTCTTGGCTCGTGGAAGGTATGATGATTTCGTGTCTTTCCAATCTGGTCTATATGAGAAGGTGGGTGAGACGGTTAATGGCGGGATATATAGCTTCGTGGATAATTTTATATATTCGGACCCATCATCATATCAGGATAGTATGGTACGAAAGATAGGTGACGTTACGGTAAGAAGTGACGATAACCGTCTATCAAGGGTAGAGGATAATCCCTCATCCAGTAAGATAATTAATGAATACACTGCTAATCCAAATAAGTTGATGCGAGATTTTTCGTGTAATTAATCTCTCTTTGACGTCGTGAGACGTTTTCTTTCGAGCATTGAAACATTGAATTTATGGATTTGCATGAATCCGGGTCGTAGTGATACGTTCCGGATTTTTTGTCTTGTATCGGTTCTTATTAATCCCATTTACAAGACATTAAGTACTTTGATGATGACACATATCACGATTTTAGGACTGTTAATTTTTGAACTTTGTAACGCCCGCCATCAGGTGGGTTTATTATTAATTCAAAAATAAATAGACATGGGTACAAGTGGAGACAAAATCGTGCTGTTAGACGGCATGGGTTCCGGGAGCGGTAGCGCCGCTAACGGTTTATTATCTATGATTCCGGGTATGTTTACCAGCCTTTTGGGTGGAAATAAGATGGATCCGAATCTAGTCGCGGCGTTGATGAACGGCCGTAACAACCAAGACCAGTTCGGAGGAGCCAACGGCTGGTGGTTATGGATCATCGTCCTGTTCTGGTTGTGGGGCGGACGTGGCTTCGGAAATGGCTTTGGCAATGGCAATGAATGTTGCGCTAACGGTCTTCCGGCTCAATTGAACAACGACTATGGTCGTGAGTTACTGATGCAGGCTATCCAAGGTAACAGAAGCGCTATCGACCAGATCTCTAACGCCCTTAACTGTTCTACCTCTCAATTACAAAACGCTATCTGTAACGTACAAGGCGCTATTGATAAGGTGGCCGGTCAGGTAGGTATGACTTCTCAGGCCGTTATCAACGCCGTACAGCAACAAGGATGTGAGATCGGTAACCAGATTAGCGCATGTTGCTGCAACTTACAAAGCGCTATGGCTAGTGGATTTAACAACATCCAACATTCGTTAGACACCGTAGGATGTAATATCCAGAACGCTATCACCCGTCAGGGATATGAGAATCAGTTGGCTATTACCGGTCAGACGAACGTATTGCAGAACAACTTGACTAACGGCTTCAATAACGTTATTCAATCCAACCAAGCCCAGACTCAGGCGTTGGCTGCTAAGATAGATCTTCAAACTCAAATCATCAATGACAAGTTCTGTCAACTTGAGATGCGTGAGATGCAGAATACTATCCAACAGCTTCGTGAGGAGAAACAGGCTTTGGCTACTTCCGCCATCACCCAACAACAGACACAGAACATCGTTAGCCAGTTAGCTCCAAAGGCTCCGGTTCCAGCCTACGTTGTACAGAACCCGGGTTGCTGCTATACTCCTACCGTAAGGGTGGCTAACGAATGTGGATGCGCTTGCGGCACTACTAACGCCGTATTATAAGAAAGGGGGACAATATGGCTGATTTCAGAGGATATATGATCGGTTCATTCGCCTCCTCTCGTCTTGACAGGGGAGGCATCCCGGTAGTAGCCACTACTGGAAAGGTATCTGACGCTTCTGCGGCCGAACCTACGGTTGATTTTGGCATCAATCCGTGTCAGTGGAACTCACTACCTCCGGAAGGAATATTGTTATGGAAAGTCCGTCATCCGGTGACGGAGACAGAGGCTAGTTATCCCGCCACGATCGTTCTTCCGTCTGGCTTATCCACTACCACTCCTGTTACGGTATCCAACGCCGGGGTTATCGTCAACAAGACACCTATAGTGGATAAGGTTGGGGCACATATGACAGGGCAGGATATTACGACTCCCGTGGCTTCTAGTGATCCTATAGTAGGGGCCTACACCGAGCATCTTGTGTATTATAACAAATGCACCGGCGTGTTCAGGATGTTGGGTCATACGGCTACGGCGGCTACCGCCCCTAGCGCATGAATTTACTAAGAAAGAACAGGGAGGGTAACCTCCCTCCCATTTAAAAAGATCGTTATTATGTTTAAGGATTTAAAGAAAGGATATCAGGTTTATACGTTGGATACCTCAGGGGTTCCTAAATTCTTTATGGGTACGGTGGTTAACGTCTCGGAGCCTAGGTTCGCCCAGTCCCAGTTAGGTCAGTATCAGCAGTTGCAAGATCGGGTTATGGATCTTACTATAGAGGTGGACGGGAAGTCCATGACATACGTAGTTCCAGAGAATCAGAACGTGGCTATGGCCAACGGCATTACGCTAGCCTGCTCCGTGGATCCGATAATGAACCACCTGAACGCCATGAAACGAACCAGTACGGATATCGTGAATAGCGTGGATAAGAATAAGGAGATCATAGAGGCATGCGACAGTATCTTGGAGGATATCAATCCTACTTTTAAGCAGACTAAGGATCAAGACCGAAAGATCAAGAATCTTGAGGAGAAAGTCGATAGGATGGGGTCTTCTTTCGATGAGTTAAAAGAGTTGTTAATTAAAAAATTAGGTTAAGATGAGAGTTATAGATTTAGGCAACGGCCAAGAGGAATATGATGATGAGATCTACGACCGCAGAGGCGGTAGGGGACGCTCACGCCGCTCCGACGGCACTTATATGGGTTACGATGGTGGCGTATATGATCATTACGGTAAGGAACGTGACGGGATGATGGAGGAGCTTGAGCGCCGTGAGCGTGATCTCGAAAGACGCGAGAGGGAACTGGAGCGTAACGAGCGGGAGCTTGAGAAACGTCAAAGACATCATGAGCGGGAGGATGAGATGTACCGTAAGGGATGGTTTGGCGAGCGTGACATCCGTGACGAGTACGATGGTACGGAACCTTATATGCGTAGAGGTAGGAGAAGTCGTTACTACTGAGGAGCAGACGCTGATGACCCGGATTATAAGCGGTATATAGACACCCATGGATATCACTTTTCCAAGGAGTTGGCTAGGGAGGCCGCCGATAAGATGCTTAACGCCGACGGATCCAAGAGAAGATGGACGATGGAGGATGCTAAGCAGATGTTCGATAAATGCGGGGCCAAGAAACCTGATAACGCCACTTGGGGAGATGTCCAATATCTGTTCGCTATGTTCTATAGCGACTACTTTCCTAAGGTATTGGACTGCGACCAGAAAATAGTCAAGGCTGTCTTGGCTTATCTGGAAGACCCTGACGCCCCTGAAGGGACGGCGTTTGTAAGGTATCTGGCGGTGCGGTGCTTCGTCGGTGACACAATCAAATGGAGTGAGATGATATAAGACTGATACAACGTTGGAGAACCCTGTCGGCAATAGAATACCGATAGGGTTTCTTTTTGATCGTAGCCTTATTATGATTACATTTGTTCGAGGTAGATCTTTTGTTCATAGGAAGGGTGGGCGGGAATGAAAAAAGGCATCCTCACGGACACCCTTCCCCTTTGGTTGAAAATCACTTAAAACATTATGAGTTACTACACCGCAAATATAGATAATTAAATACAAACTGCAATGGGTAAGGGGTATTATTGGATAGAGCCAGTGGATCAGACGTTAAATGATTTCCAATTTTATAAGGCTCGTATCGTGGGTGACCCTGAATATGACGAGAAGCATCATCGTGTTATATTAAGGACGGATAAGTATTTCCCGGTAGGAAGTATCTTCCATGTCCTTAATGATCCGGAGATGTTCGTTATAGAGAGGAAATTTAAGACATGGGGGAATAAGTATGTCATTAAGCCTTGTGAAGGTGAATGGGAATGGGAGTCTGTCCAGAAACTTAAAGACAAGGCTATTATATTCCGTAGCGGATTCCTGCACGGGGATGGTGGTTTTTAATGCCTGTCCGCATCTACCCCCCCCCTCGATTTCTTGGTGTTTATGTATATAGTTATAGGTGATTATATACCAGTTTGCACCGATATAACTTGACGCTTCGTAGCCCCAACTAATGTTGACGGCTCCACGTCCCCTACCCGGTTCACCACCGGTGAGATATCTTTTGTTTGGCCTATGAGATTAGTTTTCTCTAGGCCAAATTTCTTTATATTCCTAGCGGCAAGTAGATCCCGGTCATTTACGGCGCCACACTCAGGACAAACCCATTCACGGTCCGACAACCTAAGATCTCGATGTATGTACCCGCATTCGCACATCCTTGAACTGGGATCGAACCTCCCGATCCGAATCAGGTTCCGTCCGTACCAGTCCGACTTGTATTGCAGCATCCTGAAGAACTCGCTCCACGACACGCTAGCGATGCTATTGGCTAGGCGATGGTTTTTCATCATCCCGCTGATATTAAGATCCTCAATGACAATAGTTTGGTTCTCACGTACTATCTTAGAGGACACCTTGTGCAGGTAATCTTGACGTTGGTTATGGATCCGTTCATGTATGGATGCTACGGCTAATCTCGCCTTGTTACGTCTGGCGCTTCTCTTCTGCTTGCGAGCTAACCTTCTCTGCAATACCTTAAGTCTGACGGTACTGTTCTCCAGATGTTTCGGGTTCCGGTACACATCCCCGTTCGAGAGGACGGCGAAGTCCTTTATTCCTACATCGATTCCTACGGTCTTGTCGGGATCGATAACAGGTTTGGATGGTAGATCGGCGCCGTTATCAACGAGGATAGACACGAGGTACTTCCCTGTTGGGGTCTTGGATACCGTAACAGTTCCTATCTTGCCGTTGAAAGTCTGATTGGCGTAAAACCTTACCCATCCTAGCTTCGGTAGCTTAATCCTGCTGTTTTCAAGATCAACATGAACAGAGTTTATATTCTTGAATGACTGCCTATTCCTGTGCTTTGACTTGAATTTAGGGAAGCCGTTCTTTTCCCTGAAAAATCTGACAAAGGCTTGATCCATGTTCCGGATTGACTGCTGGAGACATTCATTAGATACGTCATAAAGAAAAGCCTTATCTTCCTTCAGTTCAGTCAACATCTTGCAAAGATCAACGGCAGAGATTGATTTTTTGTCACGCTGATAGGCTTCGATCCTTGTTTGCAAAGCCCAGTTATAGACATACCTGCAACAGCCGAAAGTCATTTCCATCAACCGGATTTGGCTTTTGGTGGGATTAAGTCTATATTTGTATGATCTCAGCATGATAAAATTGTTTTACGAGGCAAAGATACGTATTAAAGTAATACTATCTATATTTTACTTTATGTTTTAAAACATAGGTGGTGTAAAATGGTATATAATTAACTAGCTATATTTGAGCAAAAATAATTATGATATGGAAGATTTTCAAGGTAAATACAATGGCAAGCAGATAGAGCAGCTTTTGGATAAGGCTAATGATATTGATCTTACCAAATATGCTCTTAAGACGGATAATGCCCCTACCGCCACGAAATTACAGGCGGCTAGGACCATAGCGCTGTCCGGGGCTGTTACCGGTAGTGTTTCATCGGACTTCGGAAGCAACGTAACTATCTCCACGACATTGGTTAATTTTGATGCCTCTAAGATCGCGTCCGGAACCATCAGTATAGATAGGTTGCCTAAGGCGGCTTTGGAGAGATTGATCGTGGTAGCTGATGATACGGCAAGGTTTAAACTTACTACAGCCACGGCTCAGGTCGGGGACACGGTTAAGGTAACGGCCACGAATAAGATGTATCTGGTCAAGGATGATAGTAAGTTGAATACCGAGGATGGTTACGAGCCTTATACGGCAAGTTCGGCGTCATCTGTGCCATGGTCTGGAGTGACCGGCAAACCTAGCACCTTCGCTCCACCTACGGCGGCGGCCTCCACCTTAGGTGGCGTAAAGGTAGGATACACGACTTCTGGCAAGAACTATAAGTTACAGGTTGACGCTTCTGGTAACGCTTTTGTTAATGTTCCATGGACAGATAATAATACGACCTATAATCAGGCCACGGCTGACACTTTAGGATTGGTTAAGATCGGTTATACCTCTAGTGGGAAGAACTATGCCGTATCCTTGGATGCTAATGGTAAGATGTATGTGAATGTCCCTTGGACTGACAATAACACGACTTACACCCAAGCCACGAGCGATAATCTGGGTCTTGTTAAGATCGGATACTCTGCCAATGGCAAGAACTATCCCGTTGTTCTTGACGGTAGCGGCAAGATGTACGTGAACGTTCCGTGGACGGACACCAACACCACATATTCCAATATGGGGGCGGCGACCTCCTCGGCTGCGGGAAAGGCCGGTTTGGTTCCCGCTCCTGCCGCTGGAGCGCAAGGTAAGTATCTTCGTGGCGATGGAACGTGGCAGACACCTCCAAACGCCACATATAATAACATGGGTGGAGCTACGTCATCGGCGGCAGGAACATCCGGATTAGTTCCCGCTCCAGCTGCGGGTAAACAAGCCTCTTTTTTACGTGGTGATGGCACGTGGGTTGTCCCTACTAATACCACATACGCCAAGGCCAATACATCGACCCTTGGGCTGGTAATGATCGGATATGCGGAGAATGGCAAGAATTATCCGGTAGAGCTGGATAGTAGCGGAAAGATGTATGTTAATGTGCCTTGGACAGACACTAATACGACGTATGGTGTTGTAGGAGCTAACGGGTCTACAGGTCTGGTAAAGAACGGGAGTACGGTAACCAGCGCTTCTGGCTATACCGCCTGTCCTATTGTCAGTGGTGTCCCTTATTATAAAGACACTAATACCACTTACGCCAATATGAAGGCAGCTACGGCTTCTGCCGCCGGTGCTGCGGGATTAGTTCCGGCTCCCGCCGCTGGTAAGCAGACGTCCTTTCTTCGTGGTGACGGGACATGGGTTGTACCTACTAATACCACATACGGATTGGCCTCTACTACAGCTAACGGCTTGTTGAGACAGCTTAATGGCAGTACATCCAGTTTCATGTGTGGAGATGGCACTTGGGCTACACCTCCTAACACGACATATGCCGTGGCCAATGAGTCTACTAACGGTTTGATGGCGGCCGCCGATAAGAAGACCATGAACAGGCTTATAGGGGTTAATACGGTCACGACATTAGCCAACCTGCCTATCACCAAGAGAAGTATCACGGCCACGCTATCAGCGGCTACCACCCTATCCGTGGCGTCAGGTATGCAGATAGGAGAGGAGCTGATGATCAGGTGTGTCCCGTCTGCGGCCTTTACTCAAGCCATACCAAATTCAGGAGCTTATGTAAGCATGAGTGGTACTTCTATAACCACTACAGCTAACAAGCCTTTCGAGATAAATATCTGGTGTTACGCTTCAGGCAAGTATAGCATCGCCGTTAAAGAACAAGATTAAAGAATAGATTATGGCATATACATATATAAACAGGGAAATATATCCCAATATGTTGGTTTTAGACGAACCTCTTGATGATAATTACGCTAAGGGTAATAGCTATGATGATTATATTAATGGCAATCCGATTCCATGGATAGAGCTGGGAGAGGAGCAATTGGCGTTCAAGGAAGCTAATCCTAAAGCCACGGTTAAGGAGATCATTGAAGCTAGGCTAGATGAGTCGAGGATTCTTAACGAGGAGAAATCGGCTAAGTATGAGGAGATCAGGACTTATGAGAATAATAATCTTCATGAGTTTTTCTTGGATGACCAAAATATCTATATCCCTGAATATGATAGGCGTAACGCTTTGGCTGATGGGGCTATAGCTGGTAAGATAACGATCATGGGTCTGAAGTTTGATATGACGGAAGGCAAGATCTTGATCGGGATGATGGATAAGTATGATAATGACCTGATGTCGGCGTTAGGAGCCAAACAGAGGGAAGTAAGCTTAGCCACTACCGTAGAGCAGGTGAGGGCTATTGACGCTCAGTCCGGCTATCCAGATAAGGTAAATATCACCATGACTTATGTCCGGCAACAGGCAAAGGAGAAAGATGTCTCCGATCCTCAGAAAGTGGCTGTCAGATTCTCCAGAATGGTGGTTAATAACAAGACTATATCTTTATCCCCTAATGAGAAACTGGATGTTAAGGTTCTATTCCCTATATGGGGACAAGAAGGGGCGGAGTTCGGGTTGTCGGTGGATGCCGGATTCTGTCTCAGGGTGGTGAAGGACGATACGGATATCCTTTATGAGGTTATTCAACAACATACATTATCAAAGGAATGGGAACCCGGACTAAATACGGCTTCCTTATACAAGGTCATTGATAAGGAGCATGCCGGGACCATAGGGGATCCTATCCCGTATTTCCCTCCAATGGAGATATTCAAGGATAAATATTACATCCAGAACGCTGATGTATATAAGTGTACTAGGGATAGCGGAACTCCTCTTAGTCATAATCTAAAGGACTTAGTAGGGTTGTATGTTGAGGTTGTACAGGGCTAGTCGTATCTATCCCCCCCCTATATTTGGCTTGTGATATGATACAAGTTATTTTTGGCATAATAAAATGACATTTGTAAATATATTTAAGTATGGCATCACAAAAATTTGGTTTCGTAACCGTCGACCCGGTATCAGGATCAGGAGATCAGGCGGTTAATTTCTCCGGTGAGAAACACACCGGTCGTCTTCAACGCACTATCAACCTTACGGTCACCACGAACGGCGGGGCTAAGAAGGCGTTGGTAGTTAATCAGGCAGCGGCTGCTGAGGCGGTAAGATCAGACAGCCCTAACGCTTCCGTACAAAAGACAGGTGGTAATGTTACCATCACCGGTAAGTCTAACAGTACTAAGCTTACGTTCGCGGTCACGTCGGCTGAGGAGAACGGGCTTACGTTACAGCTCCCGGCTAACTATACGGCGGCTGGAAAGACTACGGCTAACGGAGCGGTTATCGCCGACGATCCCGGAGCCGCTGGCGAGTTCGTTTGGAGCATCACGATCTCGAACGTACCGGCCAACGTCACGGTCGATGAACTGACAGCTACATTGAAAGTAACCGCCGCTGGTGGTCAGACAGCCAACGTGACGGTAACGCAAGCCGCTGGAGACTCTACTATCGAGCTTGACAATGAGACTATTAACTTGGATGTAAATGGTACTCAACAGACGGTTAACGTAACATCTAACGACAGCTGGACTTGGGCGCAAGCAGCCGCCAGAACCGTATTGAGAATGATGGGACGATAATCAGTTTCTTTTCGTTTACTCAGACCCCGATCGACTTAAGCCGGTTGGGGTTTATTTATTTTACTATCTTTGCAATAGAACGAAAAAACGATATATATATGGCTAATGATTTGAATATTAATTGGAAAGACGGGGTAGGCGAGGTAACGGACCAGCCTCTGACCGTCAGCCCGGGGTCCGGGACCGGTAACGCCCCTGTTTCCTTTGGCTCGGTGATGAATAAAGGCCTTGATCGTACCCTTGAGTTGGAGATAACAACTGCCAAAGGCGTTAAAAAGACGCTTACGGTGAATCAGGAGGGATGTAGGCAAGCTTATATCACGAGCGACGGGAAACGGTGGCTGACTAGCGACAATCGGGTATACGGGATTTTAAAAAGCGATGCTCCGTGCGAATGCAAAGAAAATGGGTGTATACAAGAGATTATTGAGGCCAAGGATTTTTCTGATAATGAAACGTTATATTCATTTGTGAACAAGGATCGTAAATTAACATCCGTACAGTTTAATATGGATAATGATTTTATGATGAGTATTTTCATGAATAATACGAAAACGTCAAGCGGGATAACTGCTATGGCTAATGATCAAGATAGATCTACTAATTTTATAATGGGATTTGATAAGCAAGGAATGTTTTCGCTAAATTTCAAACTTAGCGATAAAAGTATTATACTGGATAATAATGGGTTTAACGTGGATATTGTTAGTACTGAGCCTAAGGATCTCTCAAATCCGCATGTCAGGATGTTTGATATAATAAAATCATTAATTAAAGATGGTTGTGATATCGGAGCAGGTGGTGAAGTCGATTCAACCCAGAGCGATATGAATATAGTGTTTCAGTTTGAGTAATTGTTGGTTTTTATAAAATTTGTAATTACATTTGTGGCGCATGTCCATCACCATGCTTTCGTCGCTAATTTATTATAAAGGGATACAGGTCTGTGATGGGATCGGTATCCCTCTATTTTTTAATATGGAGAAGATAAATGTTTTCGATGTTCAGATTCCTGATGGAAGACAAATCCGTTGTATGTCGTATAATAAGGTTACTTATTTTGATCTTGACGATATATGTAAGTTATGTTTTGACTCATACGACCTACATGATGTGGCTGACACTAAGGTTATGAGCGAATTCCTACACCGTGAGGGTGTTCGTTATTGGACTACGATAGATGGCGTAAGGCAGTTGTATCGTAGGATTGAGTGTAAGATGTGTTTTGAGGTTATAGAAAAATTAAAGAAATTATGAGAGAGATGGAGTTTGATTTCGTGATATATCCGTTGAAGTTGATTATCACGGTTGGGTTGGATTATAAGACATTGTGTGATCGTTTCGAAAATATGGAGCCTGAACACGAGGGGAAATGGGGAGATGAGGATAATATGGACAAGGAGGCGTCTTTCGCAAATTTGGTAAGGGATAGGGATGATGACGATAAATTCGCCATACTTTGGAATTTTTCGAGCGACGATGATATAATGATGAGAAATATATGTCATGAGTCGTTCCATATAGCCATGAGTGTGTGCCAGTTCTGTAATATGTCGCTTGGATTTAAGGTCGGAGAGGATGAACACGCTGCGTATATAGCCGGTTTTGCGGGTCATTGTGTTGGTGAGTTTATCAACAACAAGGATATGGATTAGACTATAAATTCATACAAGGGATACAAGAATATCAGCCTCCGCTTATTCGTGGAGGCTTTTTATTTATCTTTGTGAAAAACATTTATTTATGAGCAGTTGCGTAATTAAAAGGAATAAGGAAGGTAAGATAGCCCGTGTCTTGACTCCTTCCGGCGAGGTATCTACCTTGTTCGATAAGATAGCGGGTATAGCCGCCGTAAGTGATCTTGATAAGGCGGCTGAGGCTTATATGACTATTTATAACGACAAGTTCAGGTCCAAGTTCGGTGACTGGGCTAGATCCGTGCCAAGGAATAAGGAGGCGGCCAGATCCATAAGCGCCAGACTTAGCGCCAGCGAGTGGGGGCAACTTATGTCAGCCAAGGTCCTGCCCGCCATAAGCGATATGGATGCCCCGGCGTTGGCCAGAAGTCTCGGGAATAGCGACAATGTCGTGGCTTATCTTACCTCCGGAGAGGTAGGTGATGTCAATGATATGGCTGTGGTAGATACATCTACGGTACAGGAGGTGGATCTGGATTCCATAAACGAGGATAATATTGGCGATACGATACTGAAAGAGGCGTCATGGGATGATATAAGGGCTATCAGGGAGAATATAGATATTAAGGAGACAGCCCGTATGTTATGGAAGGCCGTGGAAAGCGCTTTTACCGGTCAACGACCTAATATCAGGGTGAAGGGCGGAAATATAGATGGGGAGATCATATTTTCTGGTAATGTCTTGCCGTTAAATGATATTGAAGATTATACGCCCCCATCTTCAAGATTGGTATATGATTCCGGTGAGCCTCGCCTGTTTTTTAGATCGGATGACGGCAAGATACACGACTCTTACGCCAATGCCATAAAAGGATCGTCCGGCGGGCGGATCGAGGCCGGGTTCTTGGCCGGCAGTGTCGAGGAGAGCGACGTCCCGTCCGGTACGGCTGACATCTCCTTTGGCTCTTCCTCCATAACCCTTAATAACAGCGAGTCATTCATCCCGGTCCTTGGTATCAGCTCAGACTCTAATATAAGCACCCGTGGAGGGTTTGTCAATTACCTTATCAAGAAAGGTCTGTTGAGCGGGGAGCGTATAAGGCTAGGGGATAGGTATTATCTTACCGGTGCCGGCAATTCTGATGGTCTTAAGATCTATAACGCTATGGATGCCTTGTCTAGGCTAAGGAATAGGTTTGGAAGTCAGTCCTCCGAAATGAACGTATTGGGTTCTATAGGTTTTGATACGGAGGTAAGTAATGATCTTGATCTTATCACGACATCAGGGGAGAAGGTTACGGTAAGCAGATCGGAGATCAAGAGCATGTTAAGGCAAGGTAAGTTTGAGGAGCTTAATAATAAGTATGATGGGTTCATGGAACTAGCCTTGTCGTTGATGATGGAGGATAACGCCTTGTACGGAAGTAATGTCCGTGGGGTTATTGAGAACGAGAAGGCGGAGGATCTTCAGAACAGGACTGATATCACCAACATCTTATCCACGTTAGGTATCCGTGTGATGGGTATGTCTGAGTATATGGATAAATATAAGATGCGTAATGGTGTCGAGCCTTCGGCTAGGGCATTGTCCGATATGGCCAATAGGGTTATCGCCTTGGCTGAGGGGGCTACGGTAGAGGATCTTAATGAGGAGGTAGCTCATTTCTTGATCGATACTTACCGTAACCAACAGGAGATTGACGAGGTTCTGGACTCTGTTGTCGGCACGCCATTATGGAATCAATTCGCCGGTCGTTACTATGAGGTGTATGGGAAGGAATACCAAGGGGAGGAACTGGATCGGATGGTGAAGCGGGAGATCCTAGGCAAGACGTTGGCCCAGCGGTTCGTGCCGGGCATGGAACAGGCGGTGGAGGATCTGGCCTCGTCCGAGGACGCCCAGCTCTCCTTGTTTGGCAGGATAATCCGGGCTATACGGAATTTCTTCTCTACTCAAAGATTAGACTTGAATAAGGTTCTTGATAGGATAAAGGAGTCGGCGTTAGCTGATGATCCAAGCGCATTTGACGTGCTTCTGCTAAAGGATAGCAATCATCTCATGTATTCGTTATCGGACGTTGACGTGGCTAATAAGTTGATCAAGAACGGTAGGTCATTGGAAAGGCTATACACTAGATTGCAGAGGATGAGGTCAAGCCAAAGCCAGAGGATCGGTGAGAGTATCTCCCTTCTTCGTGATATAGGCGAGAAGGTGAGACAAGTCGGGGGTGAGCTTAGTAAGAACAACAACCTGTTATCCACCAAGAGTGTCATAGCTACAGCCAAGGCCGAGGTAGAGTATTTGGTTACGGTCGCCAGTAGCCTACGTAAGAGCGGAAAAGGATTGGATTATGAGACGATACAGGTTATCGATAACGTATATGGGGAGATAGTTCCTCTGATCAGGAACCTTCGTGGATTCGTCAATAATCAGGCGGCTGATTATTATGGCAGCAATAAGGTTGGCATGGTAGAGGATATGGATGATATATTGCGGATGGCTGAGACATCTATGTCTGATATAAACGCCCTTCGAAGTGATCGTAATGAGGACTGGCTGGATGGACAGCTTCGGATGTTTAATATCCCGGAAAGATATTGGAATGGGATAAAGAAGTTGATAAATAACATCCATAAGGATATCAATGTCATGTCCCGATTCTTTGGCACACTGGAGCATAGTGGTAACGCTATCTTAGGCATGTTAGGGCAACGTCTTGCCAAGGCTTATAACGACGCTCATGTTGAGGGTGTGGCTAATATCAATAAGATGACTAAGATGATGAAAGAGCGTGGATGGGGGATAAAGGATAATGAGGATCTTATACAGAAGATAAACGGTAAGAACTCTGATTATCTTGATTCGTCCCGTGATTTCGCCAAATACGATTTACTGTATCGGACAGAGCAGGCGAAAGCTATTATTGATATATATGATCTTAAAAAGGTTACGGGTAAGACCGAGAAGCAACTTATCGACATGCTTTTATCTGATAAGGGGCTTAAGGTCAAGACTCGTGATGATATCGTAGGATATGATGGGGATAAGCCTATTACGAAGGCCGTGTATCATGTATTCAAACCTACCATCCAGAATTTTGATATCTCGGACATGACGTTCGAGGATCAGCAACGGTATCTGGATACGATAAATAGGTGGTTGGATGAGAACCAAGAGAAACCTATGGTGCAGGCTTATTACGATAAGATCGAGAAAGTTAATAAGAAGGTCGAGGAAAGACTGGGTCGTAGGGTATCGCAAGCCACGTCCGATTTCATGACCCGTATCCGTAGAAGCCGGTATGTGGCTATGGATAAGTTTATTAAGAACAAGAAGGTCGATTGGGACGCTTTCCAATCTGACCCTATAGCTTGGAGATCTTATCTGGATATCCTTCGTGATAGGGCTATAGCCAAGAGCGAGTGGTATTCCGACGGGACACCAAAGGAAGCGGGGTCCGAGGCGTTGATGATGTCCGAGGAGATCAAGGCATGGGACGAGGCGTGGGCCGAGGAGTTCGGGAATACCAACGAGGGTCGTAAGGCTTCAGCCGAGTTTAAGGAGATACTGCGTGGGATAGAGCGGTCCGAGGGCGGTAAGGCAGCGTTCGAGTTCCTGCTAGCCGGTGGTCATCTTGGCTTCTCCAAGGATATGTGGGGATCCGAGGAGGGTGATTATTACGAGAATCTGGTTGATAAGATCACGGAGCAATCTGTATCATCATCAAGGATAGAGAAGGTAGAGGAGGCGATGGCAACAATAAATGAGATCAACGATCAGTTAAGACCTTTGCTTATCCAGTACCGGGATAGCACGAGATACGGGGAATATGATTTCGATAGGCTACGTGGATCCGCCTCATTAAGAAAGATAAACGAGTTATATGATCGTCTGGCTGAGGCTAAGAGCGTTATTAACGCCGCCGCTTCCGCTGAGGCTATTGAGATGGATATGCCTGATACGGTGGAGAGTGGAGTCACGGATTCTTACCGTAACGCTTTAAGGGATGCCATGGCATACGACAAGGGTATGGATGAGATTAAATTCGCCAAGGAACATATGTCTGCCCGCTCCCGGAGTCAGGTGGATAGGATGGCCGCCAAGCTGTCCCGGAAGAACCCGTCATGGACGTCCATGGAGACATCGTTCTTGAGAAAGAAATATGGGCCTGACTTTAATAATAAGCTGGCTAACGATATAGCTATGGGTAAGGTTAATGAAATCCTTGTTGAGTACGCCAGAACCCGGCTGTATCCTTATATGAGGAAATACTCTCCCAAGGGATATTCTGATTTCATTAGGAAGATAAACAACGGTACGTATAAGGTATCCGAGTTCTTTGATGCCATAGAAAATGGTATATCAAAAGAAGAAAGCGTATCCCGTTTCGGGTTCGATATTAATATGATCGATTTGTCGATCAATAACCAGTGGCTTGATGAGGCCGACGCCGAGAGTTCTTTCCGTAATCCTAATTATAATCCCGATCTGGGCTATGGATATCATACGCCTAGGTTCGATAAGTACAAGAACGAGGCTTTCTTCAAGAAATACGGTATCACCAACGAAGGGGAGGAGGCTACGATCAATAAGGATAAGTGGGAGATGAGGAAGGAATTGCTTGACATAAGCCGTAAGGCTATGGAGGATTATGACGAGCGGTTCAGGAATATCTACCAGATACCACAAATATCCAAGGGCGGAGTTGAGAGGATGGTGCAGGCCGGGGTTGACCCGAAGGCAGCCATCGGCAACGCCGTACGTGATATTGTTGGCGAGAGGGTGGATGACCCTATACATGGTCAAGGACAAGACCTTGGAGGCCTTGACGAGAATGACAACACGTATCGTATGATCCCCAAGTACTATCTGAGCAAGCTAGAGAATGCCGATGACGTATCCCATGACTTCGCGTACTCCTATTCCATGTTATCCTTGCAGGCTACCGCTTACAAGTATAAGAGGGCGGCCTTGGATGATGTCATGGGATACAGGAACATGATGCTTGAGACACAATATGACGGAGGCAAGAACCCGGAGGCCACTCACGCCTATAGGATGTTTCAGGACTGGGTCAACGCCAGCATCTATGACGTCAGGATAAACAATAAGCGGGCGGAATGGAATATAGGTAATTATAAGGTCGATCTTAATAAGCTGGCTCTTATGTTTACCAAATTCGTATCCAAATCCAACTTAGGCTTCTCCCCATTCGTCGCGGCTACCGGCGCCCTTACCGGGCAGGCCAACTTCCTTTTGGAGGGTATGGTAGGACAGTATATAAGCAAGGACTCCATGAAATACGCCTATGGGGAAGCCCAGAAGCAGTTAAGTACGTACGTGTCGGAGATCGGGGACATAAACCGTACCAACAAGCTATATGTCGTTGGAGAGGCCTTAGGCGTATTCAATGTCCGCAACCGTGTACGATCGGCGGCGTATAACAAGATCTGGAGAACCTTATTCCGGGACCTGCCGTTTAAGATGATGGAGGTTCTTAACTCCCCGTTGGACCCGCAGGTCATTATCTCGGTCATGGATGATACCCGCCTATACGAGGGTCAGTTTTGGTCATACTCCAATTTCAAGGAGATGATGATGAAGGACAGGAATATGTCCGCTAACGAGGCTAAACGCGATTGGGAGCGTTTAAGGGATTATTCTATGTGGAACATGGTAGATGTCAAGGACGGAAAGATCGTGGCTAAGAACGAGGCTAACAAGGATATTATAGACCGATATATACCCACCTTGTCCAGTAGGGTCAGGAGCATGGTGCAGATCTGTGACGGCGCCTTGAACGAGCAGAACCGGGTGGGGGCTAGCCGGAACGCTATCCTTAATATGGTGCTGCCTCACCGTGGATGGTTTATATTGGCCGTACAGCGGGCGTATAAGAAAGCCGGGTTTAACTTCCAGACCAACCAGTTCGAGGAAGGATATATGAGAACGTTATGGAGACTGGCCGGTAATGTCTATGGATCGATGTCCGAGGGCAGGATGGGAGAGGCATATGACGTGCTTAAGGAAGAGTATGATAAGCTTACCCCCTACGAGCAGATCAATATCAAGAGATCGATTATCAACATGGCGGTATTCGCTACGATGATAGCCATAGGACGGGCTTTGATGGGATATAGGGAGGATAATGAGGATAGCTGGTTCGGGCAGTTCATTACCTACATCGGGTTCAGGACGATCAATGAGATCGCCTCCCAGACATCCCCGTTCATGGAGCTTAACGCTATAGATATGTTACAAGACCCGCTGGTCACGGCCCGGAAGCTAGGTGATCTCACCGATCCTCGGAACTGGGATCCGTTCGCTACCGTCCAGACCGGCGTATATAAGGGCGAGAGCAAACTATGGAGGCAGCTCATGAAGTTCTCATTTGGTAAGCAATGGTATAATATCAAGACGGCTAGGGATATTAAACAGACATCCGACTACTGGTTGATGACCAACGGCATGACGATGGGATTCTTCTTAGGAGGCAGGGATAAGGATGAGTCCGGGGAGGACGCTAATTGGTACTTTGACAGGGGAAGATAACTGATATAGTATGACAAAAAAAATAGCCAGTCGATTGCTTAAAACAATCAGATTGGCTATTTTTGCATTCCCATCTATCCATCCCGGACGGATGGGAATAAATATTCTATTCATGAATACAAATGTAGATCTTTTTCATGATTCCACGAACAATAGTAATGGAATTTTGACGTCCGAATCCAACGAAATAGGGTCTTTGAAAATTATCATGCCTGATAAATTGAATCAGTTGACAGCTCGATCGTCCTACATATGCCATATAGACGATTTCGTTAAAGGGAATAAAGATTATTATGGATTTGATATACAATCTGATAGAGAAATGGAATATGATTATGAACTAATCATAAACAAAATAAAACATATCAATAACAATACTGGTAAACATGAATATATATCAATATTTAATAATTTCCCTGTATTAGGTTTTATGTTATGTCAGATAGCTAATTTAAATGACCTTAGGATTCTTGGTGGATACAGATATAGCATAAGATTGAAAAATATATCAGAAAGGGATATTGTTATAGACTATATAAATAGTATTTTTATAACATATGATAATATATGTATCTATAAAGTTGATAATATTGATGTTAGACGTGATATCCCTCGTGAATTTATCGATGATTTAAACGCTCTTTACAAAACTATTATTGATAACATTTTTGGATATAGATTTTCTATAAGATTGGTGACTGGATATGATAATTGTATAGTAGACAATATTGAGGTGTTTGTCCCAGTCAAGTCAAATATGGATATATCAAATAATGTATCAAATATGTTTAGAAAATTTCTAAATGCTAAAAGAATTGATTTTTTTAATTTAATATCTGTTTTTGAATATTTTAACGATATTAATAATTTGAGCATAGGACATCTGATAACTAAGATATATAAAGATTTTGTCTATTTATATGATATGTCATTTGATATATTAGATAACAAGGTAGTATATACATATTTAGGATCAGGTAATATTTATGGTTATATTAAGATAGGTAAAACCAATAATATTGACAAAAGGGAAAATACGATAAGAACCGGTAATATAGATTTTAAGATAATAGCCTTTGTTGGCAGAGATATAGAAAATGAATTGCATAGCAAATTTGAGATAAAAAGGATGGAAAGAGAATGGTTTCATTTATCTGATAATGATATAGACAATATAATCAACGAGTATGGTTTTATTCGGGTAAGGAACAGCGTTAAAGATAAAAAGATATAGTTATATCATTGATACTTAATGTAATCCAAAAATGGATTTACATAATAATAGAAGGATAGGAGATTGTCACCCTATCCTTCTACTGTTATCAGCCCTTATGTTTAATCATATTCATTTTGCGAAGTTCATGAGGAAGTTCCTCAATGACGGATTTAAGAGATATAGGGTCATCCTCCCATGTCAGGTGCCTACCTGCTAACTTATAGATTGTACCTCTTGGAAGTACGATCGCCGAATTGTGATCCTCGACAGAGAAATATTCCTCGTCGTGCGCTGACCTCTCGTCCGTCCATATCTCTCCTTGCCGAGCGGGGGCGTTGTTAAGAATAACCTCGTCACCGTTTTTGTTCACGGCTAAAAATACTATTGTCTGTTCTCCTATTTTCATGAATTATAATTTGCTTACCAATCTCCTCCATCATTACCTATTCCTAATATTGTAGTTATAATATTATCTGGATTTGTCCCTGCGTTAGGAAGCATCTCAGGTATAGGGTTATCTTCCCTATCACCATGCATCATAACGGTAAGAACTCCACTAGCGGAATACAACCAAAGACGTTTGCCATCCTTTTCCCATTTCTTCGCTAATCTATTTAATGAGTCAATCAGCTTACATTCTTCTGGGGTGCATTCGACTCCCGCTTCAGTATAATATTTCATTCCCATATTATTGATTTGTTTAATTTATGAGCCTCTGATAAGGCTCGTGTTAGTATATCCTTTTTTCTTATAATCTCCTTATATCTTTTGATATTCATTTTTATTATCTTCATAATAAGTTCTTTTGCCTTAATAGCACCAACATCTTATTCCAATCAACATATCCTTTATCCGTAAGTGGAGTGCCGATATTCCTATCATCTATATAATAATCACAATACAATTTTGGTGATGATACTGGCTCAGGATTGTAGTTTACCGAATACAGATTGATATGATTATATTTAAACCAGTCCACGGCATCCTGTAGATATTTACCATCTCTTACCGTATATAATATCAGAAGATTCTTATCAGCTAGTTTCCTCAATACGCTAGCGGCTCCGATATTGTCTCCTACATAAGGGAATAAGTCTGTCACGCATGTCCCATCGAAATCTATTCCTATTATTGCCATATTCTCTTTATTTATCTTATTAAATTTTTGTATCCTACTTTCTTCATCTGCTCTTCGGTAGCTTTCTTCTTCGGGAACTTCCCGTGCCATTTTCCGGGCACCACGACATCACGGCCGTCCGGGGAGGTAGTAAGCCTCCCGCATTCGCTGCACAGCCCCATGCCCTTGTACGGCTGTAGTTCCTTGGCATAGTCGTATTCGTCCACCATATACTCGTTTGTTAACATCCAGTAACTAGATGTAGCGGTATTATCAACACAACCGCATTTAGCGCATACAAATAAGCTCATATTTTAGTATCGTTAAATGTCGTTATCCTTATTATCGTCAACCCTCTCTACCTTGATCGTTCCCATATCACCTGAAGGTAACGTGATATCACTATACACATTATTCCAGTCCTCGTCAATGGCCAACTGATGTAATATCGACCTATATATTTGGTAGGTGTTGCCGATAAGTCTCTTCCTATTTATCTTATCCTTACTGCCTCCATCGTACCCTATATGCTCAAAATCCTCAAGATCTGGGAACAACCTTCTTCTTATCGCTCGTGAGTTGTTGACTATAAAGCTTCTTATCCCCAGTGATTCCGTCCTATCCATATCATCTATCAACGTATCTGTTGTATGCTGTAGATCCATGTCACCCGCCGCAAATCTACTGATGTCTTCCACGCATTGTGAGATCAACATCAGTTGCTCCCTTGTTAAGGTTATTTTGTAAAGTTGTTTATTGTTTATAACCATCTATTTGTTCTTTATATTAATTACTTCCATTTTATACTTCTCTGGATACTCTAGGCATGTGCATACTATTAAAATAGAATCATTCAACATGGTTACTTTATTACCCCTATCATCTACATAAACAGTTTTAGGATAATAATCAACATCTTCTTCTTTTTTATCTTTACATCCTATCATGATAAGAGATAGGATGATGATAATACCTATTTTAATCTTCATCATATTCTATGCTATTTATAATCTCTTTTATAACGTCCTTAATGCTAACATCATCATTAGATGATAATGATCTATGTATGCTTATCGCAGCTCCTTTAACTCCTAGTCTTATACCTAGACTCAAAAATTTTTTATTAATATCCAGCATGCTTAATGAGCTGAATAAAGTTCGTGATGCTGTATCTGCCATATCATTAGTCTCATCACCGGTAATTGACGATAGTCTACTTAAGGCTGATAAAAGATCCTTACCTGTTTTGCTTGTCACTGTTTTAGATGAATGATCCATCATCTTACTATCCTGTACCTTATTATTTTCAAATGGTATCATAATAAGATCTTTATTGATGCTCTTATCCCAGCATTCTATATAACGATTTGATTGACATTCATGCCCGTCATAAAAGAAGCACTCTTTGCATGGTTCTTCTTTATTGAAACTCGCTGATGCTATCAATACGGTATCATTATCATATATTATATCACCTATTCTCATATTTCATGTTATTAATTTTCTCGATAAAACTACTCATGTAATCACAATCCATATCACAATACTTTAGATGCTTACACATCTTATCTCCGTCCCTTGACAAGAACGGGCATGTATCCCTATGGGAGATTATGACCAAGTCAATTATCTTATCAACGCGCATATCAATATCACTAAGCTATAGATCATCCATGCTATCAACACCCACATCGTTATACTCAAATATGTTTGTATGTTCCTTGGGATTTGATATATTTCCCTGAACGTCAGCATCATAAATATGAAAGTCTTTAGGTTCATAACTTGCTATATTTTTCTATATAGTTAACTATCAAATCTTTAACTCCTTTTGGTACATCTACCAGTTTGAGATTACCTTGGAATATGTCCTTGCCGTACTCATCCATAATCTCTCCGAATGAAGGATTCATGACTCTTGTTGACATAGATATCGGTTGATCAGTGTCAAATTTGATAACGATCTTCTTTCCGCCATTTATCGCCTTTTTAAAAGCCACGTAAAGCTTTCGACCTTTTATTATATCACAATTCCCTTTCAGGATATTAGACATATGTATGACATATTCTTTCTTCGCATCTCCGGGGTTGTCCATAAGCTTAAGATCTCCTCCGGTATCTCTCCATTTCCTGAAGCACGGGAAACATAGACCGTAATTTGCCTTGGCGTGTCTAGGTATCATCCTGCTGCTGCCGGCTGGGATCGTATCGCCACAGCAGATACACGTCCTATCCTTGTTGGTGCGTATCGGCACATAGCTCTTTATCGGGTATTCTTTTCTTTTATACATCTTCTTCTGTTTTCAAAATTATCATCACCATACTCATAATTAGGACAAGCTTTGTTGCTTGGTCGTCTAACATAAGCCTTTTGCTTCCTGTTATATTTACTGTTAGGGTTTATATAATGGTCACACACTTGCCAAATAGAGCAACATACTTTCCCGTATCTTTTCGCCCAATCATTATCATGCAGATGTACGCATGTAGAGCAAGTCGGATTCTTAAGCTTATCCTTGTTATCATCTATGATCTTATTGACCCGATCAAGAATAACATGCATTTTTTCAATATTTATGACGTTAAACG